TGCATCGGTATTGGTGATTGGTTATGCGATCACAATGACGCTCCGCCTCAATTTCCTCTATCAGCGCCTTGGCGATCCGCACACCTATATCATGGTTCCGGATGACAAGCCCTATCTGACCGAATGGGCGTTGATATCAGGCTATGATCCGCTCGCGGTTCACGCCATGTCGGCGGTTGACCTTGCCAATCTCTATCACGCCAGCGCCGGGCCGGAAACCCCTTCAGACGTACAGCGCGCGACCGCACAAGCGATCATGGACACCTTGGCGGCCATGCCACAGGGGCGGTTCCCCGATGAAGAATTGGTGCGCTATCTCGCGCGTGAAGAATGTCACGCATTGATTACTGCGATCCCGCCACGCCAGCTTGAAGTTTTATCACCGCGCGGATCGGTGATGATCAATGCAACGGTTCATTATCGCACCGAATTGGTGATCAAAATTGCCAGCATCGGGCATGCGATCATGTTGGTTGGTCCAGCCGGTTGCGGCAAAACGACCATCGGCGAACACACAGCCCTAGCGCTACAATTACAATTCTATATCACCAGCACCATCAATGACACGCATGAACTGATCGGTTTCGTTGATGGCCATGGCAAATATCATGATACGCCGTTTCGTCACGCTTATGAAAAAGGGGGCGTATGGATCGCCGATGAAATCGACGCGTGGGACGCAAACGCCTTGCTTGCCGCAAATAGCGCGCTTGCCAATGGATATTGCAACTTTCCCGATATGCCTGCACCGATCATGCGCCATCCTGATTTCAGGATGATCGCCACCGCCAATACATTCGGCACCGGGGCTGATCGTCTCTATGTCGGGCGCAACGAATTGGACGCGGCTAGTCTCGATCGTTTCGCAGTGATTGACGTTGGCTATGACCTGAACCTTGAACGCATGTTCGCCGGGTCAAATGACCGATGGCTTGAACGCGTTTGGGAAGTGCGCAAGATCGTCAACGACAAACACATTCGTCACGTAGTCAGCACCCGCGCAATCGCCATGGGCGCAGCGGCATTGTCCATCGGGATCGATTGGGATGTTGTGGAAGAGATTTATCTCTTTAAGGGAATGAACGGCAAGGACCGCGATAAAATCAACGCTTGACGACCGTCGCAATGACCATTAGAGCGATCACGACAACAAATGGATCGAGCCATGACATATTATCGCAAGGCTATCTTTCGTATCAGGCGCGGTGATGGATGGGCCGTGAAGCCGGAAATGGAACCATTCGACGGCGCTGAACTTATTGTTTCGCCGGGATGGGATATCGGGCCGGAAGATAGCACGATTTACGTCGGCGAACATGCGTGGACCGTTCGAACGATCAACGGCAATGCCCCGCGTGGCGGCTTGGAAAATGGCCCGGCTTGGGTTGCAACCGGCGATCTTGAGTTTGTGGAGGCGGGCGATAATGACTGAGCGCAAATATACCTTGTCGGAAATCGATGCGATGCGAAAATCATTGCTCGATCTATGTGAAGATAATGGAAGGATGATTTCCACCAACGGACCGCCTTATCCCAAGCATTCTGAAGTCGAAGATCGGCTTCGCACATATATGATGGCCGGGATCGAGCCGAAGGAATTGCGCGAAAAGGCTGATTCGCATCTTGGATGGATCAGCACATTTAGGTGGTAGTAAAATGAAACATCATTGGAGTGGAGACAGAGCCATCGGCTTTGTTGTTGGCACCGGCGCAAGTTTCATGCTGGTCGGTAGCATCATAACCGATAATCAATTGCCCGCAATCGGCGGTCTTATTCTTATGGCAATCGGCGTATTCGCGCCATCGGATAATCGGAAACGGTAATGGATAACAATTTTTCCTTTGATCTTGTCGCACTTGCCAATTTGGCCAAACTGGAACGGCTTATCGACGCGTATCAAAGTCACAATCAAGGCTATGGCGCATTTGAACGCACCGCCTCTCGTGCGGAGGCGATCGATGCTATCATTCGTGGTTGGTTGCCAAATCAATCATTCGTTGATGGCGGCGCACCATATTGTTGCCGACCATCAGGGACGATATCCGCCTCGCAAGTTTTCGGCAACGAAGCTGCGACGACAATCGAGACGAAAATAACGCTTGACGACCATCGCAACGACCATTAGAGCGATCATCACAACGAATGGAGTGATCGATATGGCACGTTACAATGATGGTTCACCTCATCCGGATCGGTGGACCAACGCGAAATTAATGCGCGAAGCGCGTAAATATGCCAATCTTGAAAGCTTCGCGGTCGGTCACTATGACGGCGATGAAATAACATTCAAACCCGGTTGGATAACACAGACTTGTTCGCCGGAAATCGATAAATTTTGCCGCGATCAGACACGGCTCTATCGTCAAAATTGGTTGACGCCAATCTTAGACGAAATTGAACGCCGCTTCGTCAAATGATCACCGTCACCGGGCGCACATTCGACCATCGCGAATTGTTCAAATCAATGGGCGGACGATGGTCGAACGCTGATCGCAACTGGCAATTCCACTTTCTCGACAACGACCAAATTGCCGCGCTGAACAAGCTTGTCGGCGTGTTCGTTATGTCGAGTGAACCGACGTGGCGAGCGGATCGCGACGTAATAACGCCAACGCCATCAGTGCAACCACCAACGCAGCATTTCGGCGATGATCGATCATTCTTCAACTATTTCGAAGATCAAGACCCTACGGCGTTTTTCGGCTTTAGCAGCCTGCGCATGTTCGCTGATTATATCGCCGGGCTGTCACGTCCTAGCGAATTCGATCAGTGCCGCAGTGCGGTCGGCTGGAAAGACGATGAAGAATATGCCGAATTTGCCGGAACCGCCGACATGGCGCACACGCTCGATCTGGCGCGCAACGGTTGGATGGACGGCATGGGCATTACCGGCAAGCTAACCGTAGATGCAGCACAGTCGAAACGTCGCTTCCACAGCATGGCAGGCGGCACGGTGAACGTCGGGCGCATGTTGTCGAGCGATCCCCGACATATGATCAGACGAACGCGCCAGCCCGGCCACCGCAACATTCGCTTATTCGTCCAAACGATTATGTGGCGCGGCATCGGCGCATCGGTCGCAACCTTTCGCGCATTGATCATCGCCGGAATGATCGATCTGTTAGAACGCGAGGGATATCGATGCGAAGTGATCGCTGTTGCGACAACACTGCATTCGCATGATTACAGCCCGCAAGCTCAATTAGCGGTACGGATCAAGGAAGCGCATGAACGCTTGAACTTACTCGATATCACGTTCGCACTCGGTCATCCATCATTCAGTCGGCGCTTTTTCTTCGCGGCCAAGGGCTGCGTACCCGAATGTCATGTGAGTGATGATAATCGTGGATTGATCAGCAAGGCATTCACCGAAGAGCACCCGACCGCAATGAATGAGTTTTACATTCCGCAGATTTTTGGTATACACGCATCGCGTTTGACCGACGATCCTATGTCGATTTTACCATTGATCGAACCGGAAGGCTTACCGATCAAAATTAAGAGGATTGAATGATGTTGATCATTGCTATCGCATTGGCGAGCGCCGCAACGCAGACGATCACCGAAAGCCAAGCCGCAGACGCTTATATTGTTGGCCGGTGCATGGTTTGGGCATCGGACGAGCAGCGCAAGACCTATCCCGACATGATCGCTGCCATCGATCCACGATTGCGTATCATGTTCGATGACGGGATCAAAGACAGCGCGACCAAAGGCATTCGTTTTGACGTTTGCCGCAAACTAATGCATACAATCAGATTTAACGCAGCAAAGGATTGACGATGCAAAATGCAGTGCCACCCGGTGACAAGGATCGGATCAAGGTAATCGGTCGCGAACAGGGCTTCAAGGGTCTTGCGGTCCACTTCACCACCGTTTTTGACACTGGCATTCAGCAAGAATGCCCATGCATGCAAACCGCGTGGACGCCGCAGCCCGACGAATTGGCAGCACTGAACGCCGGTGGCAACGTCATCGTTCAGTTGCTCGCGCCGCAGCACCCGCCGATTGCCGTGTTCGTCGGTGATCCCCCGGAAGGCGAGACGATGCCCAAGCCGACGTTTGACGCGGCGATGGTCGCGACATGCGTTCAGGCTGCGGCAAGCCATGCAGCCTTGACCAACAAGAAAGGCCGGGAGCGACACGTTGGCGTCGTGATCGCCATCTTGAAGGCAGCGGGCATGGTGGAAGCGCCATAATGGCTAGCTATGACAAGTGCCCGCGTTGCGGTGCCACATATCCCGTCGTTCAAGGCGGGATATGTGGTGCATGCCCGCCTCAATCTAAGTCTTGCAGCCAATCGATCACGGAGCGGACGCGACACCGACAAGCAACAACTTCGTCCGCACCGGCACCCAACGACGTATCGCCCGGATGCATCATCAGCGCACCGCTTGGCGACTTGAACGGTTCATCAAGACCAACACGTTGACCATTCATTTTACGGTGAGTGTATCGAACACGCTTATCACCGGCGCTATCCCATTCGCGCTGAACAGCGCTTTCATTGACCGCCCCGGTTGCAACCGCTTGCTTGATCGCTTCATATTCGGACGCGTTCAGTGATTGAAGTGCTTCGGTGCGAGCAATCATTTCGCCACGAAGCTTCAATGCGTTGTCTTTATAGCGCAGCACCAACTTTTCAACTACATCGCTCGGCAATGCTTTACCGTCGCGGATCGCCGTAGCAACCGTGCGATCGAAACGTTTGTCGCGCATTTCATAACTGAAATACGGGTGACTTTCAGCCGTTGGTCGTGCGGTCGGATGCGCCAAACGCTCACGTTCCAACCAATCAGCCGTATCGTTTAACTTGTTACGAACGTTACGCGCCCATGTCTCTTGTTGTGTTGTCAGCCCGACGATCCCGCCGACGCGTTGTTTGGTGACAGGATCGATACGGCCGATGATGTCGAGCGCCACATTGCGAGGATTGCGACCGTCCTGCATGCCGATCGTCAACGTATTGCGAATATTGACACGCGTATCATCGGCGATCCGGCTCACCAATTGGGACGACTTGTCACGCAAATAGGCTTCAGCCCGACTATTGCGAACGTCGAAACGGAATACAGCACGACCGCTATATGTATTCAAATATTTCGGGAACGTGCGTCCGGTCATGACACCGCCTTGTTCATAGGCTGTTTCAATCACGGCAGTTAATGGGCGCATCGCCGCTGTTGAAAAACCAAGCACAATGAATGCTTTTTCAACATCACCCTGATCGATCGCCTCAATCACTTGGTTCAGGATCGCGTTATCAACGATATCCTGAATTGCCGCTAGAAATGCAATTCGAATTTGCGGCGCGAATAGATCGATCAGCGCGTCAAGTTGTTGGCGTGGTGTCATGTCAATTCCACCAAAACCCATTGTCCCAAACCATTAGGTTGGACCATAGTCGAATGAACGGATCATCCCACGTTCCGCCATCACTCCATGTTGCATCATTATCCCAAGTCATCGCTTATTTCCTTATGACAAGAGTATATGCAACCGGCGTACCAGCGGCGGGCTTACGGATCGCTCTGATAACCTTATGCCGGACACCGTCGATCAGCACAAACCCCTTTTCGTCGGGAACGAAACCGGGGTGCACGGCATGCGTAATTTGAAGATCGGACGCCACGACACTTTTATTGTCGATGTAGCGAAACGATACGCCACGCGCCGTGGCGTCCACCTTGAACGGCGTTTCGACCGATGGGCCGGGGTTAGCGGCAGGGCCACTACCGGGCACGACACGAACATAATAGATGCCATTGCTCGCAGGGTTTGCATCACCGGGTTCCTTTTGATCGAATTGAGCGAGCAATTCGGATGCCACACCCTTCAACTCCTGATAGATCGTCACCATAAAATTCACTCCACCCTATTGACGACCGTTTGAACGATCATTAGAGATAACCGAAGCACCCGCCGATTGTGGGGCTATAGCAACAAGGAAATGACCATGCGCAATTTTTCGCTTCCGACCAATGCCGTGATCCCCGTCGCATTCGCCAGCGCGCCGCCCGCCGCCAAGCCGCGTATCGAACCGCAGCTTACCGCCGTCGTGTCGGGCATCGCCATGCCGAAGCGCGAAAGCAAGCGCGGCAGCACGTCGATTTTTCCCTTCGATACGCTCACCAACGTCGGCGATGCGTTCGGCGTCAAGAACCGTGACGCCAAGTCGCTTTCCTCGATCATCAGCAATGCCAACCGCAAGGGGATGGTGAACAAGACCGACGATGCCGGTAACGTCATCTACAAGACGATCGAAATGAAGAACGCCGAAGGTGTCGTTGTCGGCCGTTCGCCGACCACGGAGCCGGAGAAGGTCGCCGGCAAGCGTTTCGCCGCTTTCGACGTGGCCAAGAATGGCGACCTGTTCAAGGCGATCAAGGGCACCGAACTGGACGGTTCGACGGTGCTGGTGTTCCGCGAAGCCTGATCCGGCGATAGCGGCACGATCCCGGCGCGCATGCCCCCATGCGCTGGGCACGAAGGAAGGGCGCTGCATCACCCCCCCCGATGCAGCGCCCTTTTTCATACGCGGCTGATCCGGCCGGAAAGCGACGACAGATTGCCACCGCCATGACCGGTCAGGATCGGTGCGATGATTTGTTCGATGATCGCGAATTCCGTTTGGATATCGCTCGCTGCACCGAAGTTAGCATATTCAGCGCTGATCGCACCATCGACCGACACGCGTTTATATTTGTTCGGTGTCCAATCGACGGAAAGAGCACCCGGTGAATTGAATTCACGCAACGCCGCTTCATATGTCGCGTTATTGGCTTCCACCGGAACGCTATCGGCCGGGATCGAATAGCAATCACGATCCATTGCACCGTTGCGTGGCCACTCACGAATTTGGGCACGTTGACCAACCTTCGTGCCACCGAACGATACGCGAAATTTGGCATCAACCCATTCGGACGACACTAGCAACGCAGCATTCAATTCAACGTCATCGGTATAATTGATCACCGATCGACCACGTGCAATGTGATAGAGACGGAAACCCGCCGCAGTGCCATAGATATCGGCCATAGGGATCGCTCCAAAGAAAAGGGCGGCAAGTTGCCCCGCCGCCCCGTTCCTAGCATGACAGCCCGGTCTAGGGCTAGCCGGTTAGGATGGCAGCGCCATGATGGCGTCCCATGCTTCCTTGTCGGTCGCATAGCCCTTTTCATCGATCCCCGGCGTATCGGTCAACTTGGGGAAAGCGCCGCCTTCCGCCGCGACCACGACGAAGAACTTGCGACCGTCCTTTTGCACCAGCTTTTGACCGATCGACGGCGCAGGCGGCGCGACGGCATCGGAAAAATCAGGCGCAGCCGGGGCGGCGGGTTGAGTGATACCGGGGGGCAATGCGAACGCAACACCGCCACCATCGGCTTGCGGCGCGGGATCATCGTGAAGCGTCCACAGCTTCGCGCCACCATCGGCTTGATCGGCGACATAGTCCGATTTGTTGATGCGCAGCGGATTGCCATCCTCGCCAACAACCGTCACCGTTTCCAACGGCGCGTCCGACGAAAACGCCGATACGATCACCGACGCCACCGATGCAAAAAGAAAATGCTTCATCTTGGTCACTCCACACGTTGAAAACATTTAGGTTTTATTGATGATAACGGCTTTTTCGATGGGCCATCCCCTTTCGAATATCCGCTTATAGAGCAGTTTTACGGATACACCGCAAATTTTAGACAATTCAGTCAACGTCACCATTCGACCGTCATAGATAACTTTGCGATGCGTCCTTGATGTTAAATTGATTTTCTTAACGTGCCCTTCATATCGCTTCGTTCGCGCGACTAACATTCGTTGTGCAGCATCTAACGGCGGTGTTTCAAAAGCACGTTCAACAGGCCAATCCCACACGGCCAAGCGAGTATGAAGCGTTGCGATGTTGATATTCAATTCACGTGCCCATTGTGAAAGGTTTTGCGTTCTCCCATCATATTCAATTCGAAAATGATCGGCTCGATTATTATGATTTTCTAACGCTGAAACCCAACGAACGTTTTGCGGCTCGTAATCGCCATCATTATCAATGCGATCAAGGTGCGCCTTATCAAAGTAACCGGCAGGCAATTGAACCGCATATGTGGCAAAATTATGCCATTCGTCGCAAACTTTTATACCGCGTCCACCATAACGGGGAAACATCGGATGATCAGGATCATAACAACGATCCATCATGTGCCCCCATCGGTAAAGATAGGGTTTAATCGTGATCCAATCCATTCCCGGTCACTCCGCCATTTGACGACGTTATGACCGGGAATGTTGGGGGTGTCAATCAGCTAAAGCCGAAATCATCCCAAAAGCAAAGCAATATGTTCCGGCTTGACCGCCTTCACGCCCCACGCCAGCGCGACCTGATAGCGAACCATGCCGAAGCCGAGATAGATCGCGAATTCGAACGTGACACCAGAACGCGGATCGGTGATCAGCATGCGGTCAACCGCAAGGTCACCCTCTTCCGGCGTCGCGGGCGGACGCATCGCGATTTGCAGTGCGTTTGCCGAGAAGCCGACGTTGGCGGCATAGGTGTTCGCCAACGTGATCAGCGTCGCCGCAGCCGGGATCGCCTGTTGCAGGCCCGGCTTTGCAATGGTGATCGTACCGCCGTTGGATACGTCGGTATCACCACCAGCCGGTGCGATCAGATACTTGTTGGGATCGCCCGCGAACTGGATGACTTCGCCCGCCGTCAACGTGCCGGTCGATGCCGCTGCCAGCGTAATCACCGTCGCACCGACCGCATACCCGGCTGCGTTGGTGGTCGGTGCTGCGCCGGTGCCCTTCGTGTGCGAAACGGCCTGCCCGGTTTGCTTGATCGAGAAGCCGAAGATATCGAGCAACTCGCCCTGCCGAAGCGTCATTTGCGTGCCCGCTTCGTTGACCCGCGTGAGGTTCTTCACGGTGATCAGGTTCGCGCCCGCGCTGGTGTTCAGCACCAACGATCGCAAGCCGCCGTCTGGCGCGCCATTGTCATCGAGGATTTTCTTGATTTGCGCGAGATCGGAAAGCTCGTTGGCAGTGGCGAACGGCGTGGTGCCTGCGGTGCCATAGGCACGACTGGCGTTTGCCGCCGCTTCGACGGCAAGGTCGCGCTCGATTTCGTTGGTCAACGCGCGCAACGCTTCGGCGATGATCATGCCGCGCGAAGTCAGATAGCCGGGACCACCGGTGTTGAGCGCCCTTTGCTCTTCGCCGGTGAAACCGAACGGCACCAACCGCGATTTCGTGATCGCCATCGAACCGGTGGCAAAGGTGTTGTCGGGCGGGGTCGGCACCTGCATGGCAGGTACGTTATCCTGCGCCGTCTGCACGCCAACGGAAGGGATTTTCACCGATTGGCCGACCGCCGCGCGTTCGACGCCCGGCGCGCGCATTGCGGACGGGATGAAGCCGACCAGTTCGCGCGAAACGACGTTCAACGCCGCATAGATATCGGGGATCAGCGCAGTCAGCGTATTCGCATAACCGACCGACGAATGGGAAAGGATCGCGGGGGCAACGCCCGCCGCAAGGATCAGCCGCATGTTACGGCCCGTACCGAGAGTGATCATTTGAATGCCTCATTGGCTGGAATTGAAAACGGTTTAGGGCATCCACCCCGTTGCGCCCCCGGTCATCCAACCATCGGCAAGCCAACTGCATAATTCAAGATGGCGCAGTTGGTCAAGCGGTTCCGGCGATAATAGCACATTAATTCCCGATGGTCAAGACCATCAATGCGACCATCGCAACGATCATCGCAAATTTAAGGGCTTGACCATCGGGAATTAATGTGCTATTATCGTCAAGTCGGTCAGATTTAACCGACGCGCTCTTTGACATTGGAGATATGACGATGACCAAATCATTCTTTGGCGGCGATCCATCACGTGCGCATTGGTCCGTCTCGGTTTGCTATAAAGCGACCAAAGACGAAACCACCAAGGATCAACGCGAACGACGTGATAGAGAACGTGCTATATTGAAATCTGCCGGGATTAAAACCCAACAGTATTTTCAATATCAAACGATCGATGAAACGGGCAAGGCTGCGATGAAAATCAAAGCCGACGCGGAAGCGGTTCGCATCGAAAGTATCACGGGCGTCAAAATGGACGTTTGCGAGGGTTGCTTTCTTTAACCATTCGTTAAGACGTGCCGGGCATGATGATCGCAACAACCATAGGAGCGATCATCATGTTCATCACAGACGAAGCGATTGAGGCGGAACAATCTCGATTGCCGGGGTTAGGTCGATTGCAAGCTTATCGTGCGATCCAAGCGAGGCAATGGCTTAAACGCAACATGGCCCGCCGCGTAATGACCAACGCGGCGGGCCATGGAGATCAACCGAGCTAGCCCGGCGATCTAACCGTCAATCGACAATCTGCGTTTCACCCTTCGTTGCGATCGTTGATTGATCGGCCGGGGAAAGCGCAAGGAAATCGTCGCGCTTCATCGTCCGACCAGCACCACGTGCGCCGCCGCCGCCGTTATTGCCCGATCCACCTGCACCGCTCGCCTTGAGGATCGTATCTTTCTGCGGATGCATTTCAACGAGCAATTCAAGTGCTTCGTTGGGATCGGCGAATTCACCGGCATTCTTTTTGGACATCAGCCGATTGCCGCTGCGATCATACGCGCCGATCTTGCCGTCATCTTCGACCTTGAAGTTCGACCGCATTGCGGCTTCGAAGAAATCGCGCGGCATGGCAACCCGGTCGGCGATAAATTCGCTGCCCTTGAACACACCGTCGATCTTCATGCCGTTGATCGTCTCATTCGCCTTGGTCAACGCGGCATCTTTTTCCGTCAACTGCACGGTGAAACCCGCTTTGATGTTGTTGGTCAATTCTTCGACTTTGCCAGTGTCCATCAATTGCTTGGCGTCGATCTTACCGACCGTCTCGATCGCCTTGGCGGCGATTTCCGGATCGATCATCTTGCCATCGGTCGTCTTGTATTTGGCAAGCGCCGCTTCGGCGGTTTCCTTGGCGGTGCGATGGCCCTTCGCTTCGGATGAAAGGTTGGTAATCGTATCACCTTTCACCGATTGTTCCACGCCAGCCGTGTTGACGAAGATCGGATTACCCTCGGCATCGAGCACAAGCTTGCCCTCGGCATCCTTTTTCCAACCGGGCGATCCGGTTTCGAAGGCGACGGGAAAGATCGCGGTGGTCATCAATGCGATCAAAGTTTTGGTCTTACGCATGTTCATTTCCTTTAGGGCATCCACCCCATTGCGCCTTTGATCATCCAATCGCGGGCATGGTGCAGCACAATCCCCGGTGCTGCATCGGGATCAGGTTGGCAGTGCCAAATTCGGTGTACGTGACTTCGACTTGACCGGTTCCTTGGCCGGGGTGATTTTACCAAGGCCGTTGTTCATCGGCAAATTACGGCCCGGCGTTCCCGGCGCTGGTGGCGGGATCACGTCGCCGGTGCCCGTACCGTCCAACCCGCCGTCATTGGGTTGTTTGGCGAGCAATGCTTGTTCCTCTTCATCAAGTCGTTCACGCTCGCGATCGGCGGTGAATTCCGATCCGTAAACACCACGACGCTTCTTTTCTTCCCACAATGTCTCTTGCGAGATATCGCCTCGATCCCGATCAGCGTCCAAGGTGTCCAAATCCTTGCCGTCAAGGAATTCGTCAAACTCGGTGTAAACATAAATCTTCGGCTTGTAATCGTTCATCGCCATCCATTTGGCGGTGATGGACATGGCGTTCTCTAACGCATCCTTCAGCATCAATGCCCATGCGGCAACAGCACTCTTTGCCTTACCAGCCGCAACGGCAGTGGTGATAACTGTCAGATTGCCCGACTGTGCGGTCAAGGGTTGCCGCCCTAACTCGCGCAACTGTGCGATCGTCTCTTTCACGTCATCGGCAAGGAATTTCATGACTTGAGCGTCGGGCTGAATGAACTTCCATGATCCGCTGTTGCCATTACCGTCGCTTGGTGCGTAGAGCACACGTCCCGGCCCGGTCGCGATCTTTTTCGGTGTTGTACCATCGGCTTCCATTTGTGGTTTCACACCATCGCCGGTGAGCATGGAATAAGCGCCAAGTTGCTTATTCCATTTCAATGCGCTTTCTTGCAGATACAACTCAATCTGAAGATCAGCGGCATCGCGCATTGCCGGAAATAGTTTGAACGTGCGACCGTCGCGCCGTCCGGTGATGAATGGCACCAGCGGGATCACACCGATGGTCACCACGCCTGCGCCGCCATCACCCTGCACTGGAAAGAATTGCGTTTGACCGCCTTCCATATCGCGCCAATTGGTGGTTTTCTCAAACAACTCCCAACGCACAATACCGTCGTCGCCGCGTTCGAACACGCGAACATGATCGGGTCGGCCCGGTTCGAACAAACGAACGTATGTGATAACCTCTTTGCCACCGATCATCTTGGATCGCGGCTCAAGCACGTTACGGCCGAGCACATGTGACCAATATGGGCGGATCGATGCCGCTTTTTCCTCCGCCTGAGTGCGAATTGTCGGATCAGCAGGCGGATGATCGACAAAAATCCAATCAACCGCACTATTGATCCCATTGAAAAACGTTGCACCGGCGAAGATGGTCAGATTATTGCCGCTACCATCGACGTTTTCGGTGAATTCCTTGATCGCATCGGGAACGATGATCTTGGTGCCATTGTCGTCACCTTCGATCAAATCAACCTCTTGTTGAAACGGCTTCGATGCCAACCCTTCAACGGTGTCGCGGTAGACATTGGTCAACTTGGTCGATTTCAGGCGAAATTGATAATCCTTGTCCTGTTCATCGGCGAACTTGGGCATCCACTTTTCACCAGCGAGGCGAAGCGCGCCGATCCCATCGACAATGTTGTCGGTCAAATCCCAATAATCGAGCATGGCGGCGCTATCAGGCGAGCGCTTCAACATCACGTCGTTTTCAAGACGCGTCGTGCCGATCTTCGCCGCTTGAACGGCTTCCACCGTAGTCGGTATATAGCCGGTGTCGAACGCGACGGGATAAACTGCGCTGATCGTGCGAATGGTGGTCATCATTCAGCCCCCGGCAATGCGTTGATCATACCATGTGCGAATGGTTCGGACGGGTTGCGGGCAATTGGTGCGCCCATTGCACCGTTGGTCAAACTTGTTAACCGCGTGCCGTTGATGGTGACGCGTAGAGCATCGCGCAAGGCGATCCACGTGGCGCGAGTGAATGAACCTTGATCACCGCCCGCAATGACCGCGCTGCCATCCTTGGTGAACACGCCGGTCCCGCCCTTGCGGTCAAACCATTCAAGCGCCTTTTCTTGCGCTGGTGTAATCTTACGTGTTATGTTGGTCATCCTGAATATCCACCACTAACCGCATAGCCATGTTCTTCCGGTGCCGGAAAATACGCCATGATCGTCGCATCCGCTTTGTTCGGGCTTTTAGTGCCTTCCGGAGTTTTATCGACCATTGTTTTCAATCCTGCGCTTGGCTTACTGACAGACTGCGCCAGTTCCTTCAAGAGCGGATACAACTCGGCACCGAGACCCTCGCTGTCGAAGCTGACTAAATCATCGGCCGGATAAACGGCGTCTTGGGTGATCGCCATGAACGTTTTATAGCAACGAGCACGGAACGACCACCACGCTTGGGCTTTGAAGTTCTGATAGAAGTCGCGATTATACAAACTCTCATCATCATTCGGAATGATGCGATCGTATGGATTGACGACTTTAGCACCAGCGTTCCACGCCACATATTGAATGATTTGGGGAGTGATAACCTTTTCATCACACAGTCGATTGTATTCCGATTTTACGTTTGAACCGACACCGATGCTATCATATTGAACTTTGATACCTTTGATATGACGGACCATCGCGATCGACTTGCGCGCCGTCGCACCGGGATCACGCTCGCCCCATTCTTCAATCTTACGCAAGATGATCCATTGACGCAGCGCTTGCGCATTACGGTCCTGACCTTCATCGGCGATATCAAGCCCCGCCATCCACACGTTCGGTGGCGGCACACGCAGACACGGCACCTTCAAATGCGCATCGATGCACGCTTGCAGCCATTCGTAAGGAATGATCGTGTTTTGAACAGCGGCGCTATAATTGCGATCAACCTCTTGCGCAAATATATGCTGCATGCCTTCACGCTCAGCTTTGGCTTTGCGCTGATCATACCATGCTTGATTTTTTTCAGGGTGATCGCGCCAATCGAACACGAACACACGCACCATGCCCGCTTCAATCACCGCGCCGACTTGCCAATCAACACCGCTTTCGCGACGGCGATGGAACACGTTGCCCAATCCATTCACCGACGACATATCAATTTGAACATTAGTATTATCGCCAAGTGCAGCTTCGGCTAGTTCAGGTCGTTTCCAATGCGCGCTTTCATCCTTGAACACGCGCGCCTTACGTCCACCACGACCGATATTATCACCGATATCACCGGTGATATTCGCGCCATTATCAGGATTGATCAGCTTCATGAACGTCGCATGATCACGCGTCTTGAAGCCTTCCGGTAACCAAATATTGGGCAATCGCTTGATCAGCAAACGCATCTTTTCGAAGATACTGTCAGGATCACCGATTTTATCGACTAAGTCTTGCTCGCGCGATCCCCAACCGGTCGCATCATCGGACGAAAACAACCATTTCCACACTGAATAAGCACATGCCAGCCACGTTGCGCCGATATCGCGACACTTCTCGACTAGACCATTCTCTTGATCACGGTCCAACTCTTCAAGAAACGTGATGAATTCCGCTTGCTTCATGAAGAATATGAACGGCACCCATTTATTGCCCGACTTGCGCGGGTTATAGGTGTCCATCCAATGCATGATGAATTCAGCGGGGCGCGTCGAATAATAAGCTTTTGCCGATCGCAACAACGCAGCATCACCGCGAAGCTTGGTCAATTGCTCGATACGCCAAGCATAGGCACCACGATAATCGGGAGGCCATTGATCGTGTGCGAGTGCGACAGGCTTCCATGACTTGACCATCGGCGCGATAACTACCGATGGTTCGAATAGATCGGCGTTATCGGCGAAGAACACTACCCCATACCGTTAAATATGTGTTTCTTGGCGTACTCGATCGCACCAAGCAACCGCCAACGATCGCTGAATTCACCCCAACTAGCTAAATGCTTCTCTTTGCGATTATCATACACAATCACGATATCACGAACAGCACCGCTTTCAACCAAATCGGCAATCTCACGAATTTGCGCAGCGGCATTAGGATCACCATGCAATTCATTCGATATTACGCGCATATCAGTCATCCATTGATCATTTGAGCATAGGCATTCGCAGCGTCATCATTGGTAGCAGCACCGGGTAACGATTGACCAATCGGGCGCGGCTGATCTTGCCGCCAATGCGGGTTGTCGCGCTCTAGCATGCCCATATAGGTCGCAAGTTTATCGATGCCACCCAACTTATCATGCAAGACGAACTTGAACTTGCTCTTGGTCGGGCGGGAAAAGCCACCATCGCCACCCGTTTGTTCGAATTCGATGCTCTTGATCGCGCTCAACTGTTCGGGCGTGCATCGGGCAAGATCGAAATACGGCATGCCATCTTCGCCGATTTGCATGTAGTCGCCAACGCTGGAAAAGGCGATTGCCATCAACTCTTTTACAACACGATGCACAGTCAATTCGGACGATGCCGCGAGATCGTTGATCCGTTCAGCGATGGCGGCACGCACAAGCGGGATATCGAGCATGCCGCGCGACTGTTCGATGATTTGCGCCGGGATCGCGCGATGAAGCGCCAAGCTGATCCGCTCGCCATTGCGCGCCGCTGTGCGTTCGGTATCGGCAACATACGCGTCTACATAGACCTTCTCAGCGGGCCGAAGCTGCCGGTAGGCACTGGCAAAGCCGATGGTGGTCAACGCGTTCATATGGTCAGATATAGCCTTGACAGCGCTAGCCGGTCAACGCGTGGTGATAATTTATCGATCAACATGAAATAGCGCTTGACGACCATCGCAACGACCATTAGAGCGATCATATGGAAACCGAAACAACCGCCCGCTTTACCACCGTTGGTTCAGCCGATGATTTTTGGTTCGCGTATCGCGGCAACAAGGTACTCTGTGACAAACTAGTCCGTGCGCGTCGCTTCAAGACCGAAGCCGCAGCATTGATCGCCGGTCGCAAAGCCAATCAATCGGAGTTTTACTAATGACCACATGTGACATCTGCGGCGGTGCCGTCATTCACGGCAAGACTGCGCAATATGGCGCACGTGGTGACGGTGGCAAGAGCGGCCCTAAACCGGGTGATTATCGTCATTATAATTGCCACACCGGCAAATATGGAAAAACCGATACGAGCATAACGACGACGCAATTGCTCGACAACATTCGTTCGCAATTGCAACACATGTTTGATGACGCAGCGATCGTACCAGTGATTGCACCACGCACGGTCAAGGTGCCATTCATCACCAAAGGTGAGCACAACCGCAGCGAGAATGCACAACGCCCTTACAAGACCACCGGACGTGTGATCAGCGAAATGGGCAGACGACGTGTTGAAATCGAATGTCCATTCTGCGATAACCGCTTTTGGGCATTTCCTTGGTCCATCGCGGGCGTCGGAAAGAAATGTCCGAACTGCGGATCAATGCACGCGTTGTTCGGCGTTGCTTATCCGTTGATCGGCAATGAGGATATGTGATCATGACCAAGCGTGCTAAGCCAACGAACAATCAGGTTGAAGCGCCATTCAATCTTTGCCCTAAATGCAAACGCGCGATCCTGCGTGATGAACCTTGCCCACATTGCCGGGCGCACCAACGCTTCACCCATAACGATGATGACACGATCTATCACCAAGCGACGCAAAACAGCATGCGCTGTGCGTTCTTGATCGTGTCCGAATTCTTCGATACACCGTCGCCCGGCGTGACCGACACGTTGAAATTTATCTGCGATGCACTGAACGCGAAGGAAAGCACCTAATCATGATGCGAACAGGCTATTACGTGACAGCGCGCGACGGGAATGCGCAGCGCACGGCATGGCTTGTCGGTCCGTTCGCCACCATGTCCGAAGCGGCTAATATGGTGCCCGCTGTCAGTCACGCATGCGTCAAGCTTGACGATCCTCGCTTTGCCTTCGCGGCCTATGGCGTGACCAAACTCACCATCGCCACCAATAATGGCAAACCACTACCACCGGGACGTCTTGACCTTGTGCGGGCTGTTGACGACCAATGGATTGGTTATGTGATCGAGCCTTATCCGTTTGTGCGAGAACCATCATGACCGAAAGCTATCTAGGGCGCGGATACGATGATGTTGCCGGGCAACCTTTTGGCTATGCATGGCATAAAGAACGTGACGAAATTCATAATCATTTGATGCGCGGCAAACGAGCGCAAATGTACGTCGGCCTTACGATGAAGCAACGGATCGATGCTATTCAAACACGTATTCATCGCAACAAGCCAAACCTGCAAGAACGACAAGCCGCTCGATTGGCATGCCAGCCAAAGCGATTAACACCACCGTCGTTTACCGATGATGAATTGATGCATCTAATCGAACTATTCAACCATGCCAATGATCCAATCAGCAAAGCGATTGCGCTCAAAGCTGCGGAAATGCTGCAATTAACGCTTGACGACCATCGCAACGACCATTATTAGGATCATAACGACAACGGAGTGACCTAGATGACCATCGCAACCACGATCATCGCACAACTTGGCGGCAACCGTTTCACCAGCATGACCGGTGCTAAGTCGTTCGTCATGGGCGAGCGTTCGCTGACCTTCCGTTTCGGTCGCAACGCCAGCAAGTCAAACATGGTCAAAATCACGCTTAACGGCGATGACACCTATACGGTGCAATTTTACCGCCTTCGCGGCATCGACTGCGCACCGACCTATCATGTTGACAGCGTGCATGCGGACGGCTTGCGCGAGGCGTTCACCGCACACACCGGCATGATCACGGCCCTATGATCGTCATCAACTTTGAGGATTGGGCGGCGGCACAAGGTGCCAGCCGCCAATCTTTCGGTGATGCCGGGATGCATTCACCAGCCGGGCACATCGGGCGGGCCAACTGGCGCGACAAGATGCAATCGCTAGGCGAACGCAACCAAGCGTTAGCGAATCGACGCACAGCCCTACGCACCGAATATGATCGATTGTGCGATGCTGGCGAATTACGACCACCAACGCACAAAGAACGGATCACAGCGACAGCACGTGGCAACCCTGATCGCGAGGATGTAAGAGCCGCCATGCGAATTTGTATCAAGAGGGGTTGGCCGTGGCATCTATCCTGATCCCGCTACAGCACCTTGACGGCTTTGACGTGTGGATCGGCAACGATCTAGCGGGCACGTGTTGGCAGGATCGCACCGGGCATCGTTGGTATGTGCGTTGGACGCCGCCAGTCCGATTTATCTTCGGCACCGCCACCAGCTTTGCCGAGTGCGTCAAATACATTGTTGACAACCATCGCAACGACCATTAGAACAACCATCACATTAACGGAGTGATCAAAATGACTGTTTGGTATATGACCAGCGTGATCAATCGTCGCAGTGACGAAGATGTTGAAGGTGTTGAAAAAGCAATCGCATCGTTACCGAAAGCAAGACCCTATGTGATCCGCGACCGGACGATCACGATGCTTAGCACCGAGCCTGTTCAATACGGTCAAGCGCCTTTCGAAATCGGCGCGAATGAGTGTGTTCACAATCGATAATTATCACCACCGCCAAATCATGGCCCGTTCGTTAATTCGGACGGGCTTTTTGTTGCCCGATGATAATTATCACGGCTAGGTTATAATTGGTTATATCGCATTATAAGTATATAACCAATTTTTCCCATACTCTCAGACTCGATCAATAACTTATTATACTCAATATTAGTTTGTTATATTACTTATTATTAGTTATTGATCGAGTCTGTCTCTATAGGTAAATGTGATTATTGGTTATACAATTACCAATTCGCTTATATTTTATCATAATTACCATAATTTATAATCATCGCTAATTATGGTAAATTATGGTAATTATGATAAAATGCCCCAAATTACCATAATTACCGCTCGACCGAGTATTGAGCAATCACTAATATAAGCTATTGACAGCCCGCCGACGCCATGGCAGGAAGCGCGGGATTGAAAGGATAGATAATGCCCAAACCACCCGAGCCACATAGCCTGCCGATCCTCAGCCGAATGATCCGCGCAAAACTGTCATCGGCGCTCAACGCCACCATATCGCACGACCATTGCGTACCGAACGGCATGGCCTTTAACGTCGAATATGACGATGGCAGCGTGTTGACCGTCACGATCAATCAGACGCTAGGATCACGATGATATGAACGATCCGTGCGACGAATGGCCACTAGGGCTGATCCCCGGCGTATCTCACGATGGGAAACGATTTCGACCATTGATCATCGATACGATCCTAAGCGGCGGCACAGTGAGCAACATCACCATCATGGAGGAATTACAGCCTCCTCCGTCGTTCGTTACACATGTGCCAGTGCTATGCCGCTATTGTCGAACGACCGACCACCACAGACACGCAATAGGGTGCCCCAATGGACGTTGACGATCCACATGATGATTGGTCATCGGCAATCCTGATCCAATGGGTGCCAGTGATGGACCACCGCATACGTCCGCAACATCGCGGACTATCTGGTTTCATATTCGAAGAACGCGCAATTCTAGAACATCGCTTCCGGTGTTCAACGATAGCAATAAACCCTCTTTCCATATCGTGCCCAAAGTGTCGCCAATCGGCGGGCCGGGAATGTCTAGGTGTAACGCGACCGCATCGTGCTCGATTTGAAGCGATCCGCGAACAACACAATATCGATAAGGATCACAAATGACCATCACCAAGCAAGATATCAATGTGATCGTGAACAACGTCAACGCCATCGGTGACGAATGGTGCGTATACGAGCATTACATGCAGACGGGATTACCGGGTACACCGCCTGAATTGATCTATATCGCCACGTGCAACCTTTCCGACGTGTTCGAAATGAGAGAGGCGCGCAACAACAGCGATTGGTGCGATCTTGCCGCGCTTAACCCCGGCGTGCTGATCAGGATCGTCATGACGACGCAGGATCAGACGGAAGCATTCAACGCCGCCGTCCGACACATGCGATCGTTCCCGGCGATGCCACGGTGCAATGTCCACGGCTATAACGTGTTCGGATCGAACCGGGCGATACTTGCCAGCGACGGCCGCGAATTCGCATCGCAGGCCGAAGCCGCACGAGCGCTAGGCTGTTCTCAAGCCGCCATATCGCTTCACATGAACCGCAAGCTTGATCACGTGAAAGGGATCAAGCTGACATACAAGACAAAGGATGCACGATGACCATGCAATGGATCGGCCCGTTAGCATCATGCGCCGGGCTAGGCGTCGCCACATGGATCATGTGGGCGACCCTCAAAGATTTGGCGATCCGTAGCATCAACGATGCTAATGACGCCAACCGTTGGCGCATGATCGACCAACTACGCAATGCAGGGATCGCAACATCGATCAGCATCCATCAACCGAATGATGATCCCGACACACTCAATGATCAGGAGTGCGTTACGATCAACGCCGATTGGACCAATTGGGAAGATCGTGACTACCGTGCAGCATCGGTTGACGTGTGCCTAGCGCAGGCGCTCAACGACATGGGAGGCGGCCCCCGTGGTTGAATTCAAGACACGCTTGGGCGTTGCCGAGCGATGAATGACGCAGGCTGGCGAACGATCGGTCCGCGTCATGCGCTCTACATCGGCATACCGCCAAAACGCAATTTAATTTGCACGATCAATATCAGCCATCCAATATTACAGGAGCGATGGAAATGACCGAACAAGAAACGATCGATCAGCTTGACGCGTGGCGTAAGACCGGCGCGCTATGTCGCGACAAGGGACCGAACGGAACCAACCCATTCCGTCCGAACACGCTCGCAGCGTACATGCATATTCAAGGATGGTTAGAGCGCGATTTGCAGCTTTGCCTTGCCCGTGCCAAGCCGAGCTACCGCAATGCACAGATTGCTTGCGGTAATATCACCATCGAAGGGATCAACGGCGGATATGGCTTCGAAAGTCATTGTCCGCTTATTGGTGATCACCTGATCGCAATGCAATCGAAAGGTGATAAAAATGACCACATTTCGCATTGAAGTAAAATATGGTCAACCTCAACGCATGGTCGAGGCTGATACGTTTTGCGAAGTAGACGGTTGGCTGATCTTTTATCGCAAACCACCAACGGGCGGCACACAAGAATATTGGCGTGTACGTCTTGAAGGCATCCTTGCGATGGAAACCGTATCGTCACAGTGAAAACTTAATCGCTAAGATGGAAAGGTGATGAAAAATGACCCGCATTAACGTAATGGCTGATATCGAAACATGGGGCAAAAAGCCCGGTTTCGATCTTCGCAGCATTGGCGCAACGCTATTCGATCCGATCACCGGGATCGTCGGCAAGCCATGTCCGTCATGCAACAGCGGTACACTCCACGACTGTTCCGATTGTCTGAACACACGCACCGACGCAACCGCAGAATTTTATATCGCAACCGATAACCCGGTTCTATCGGACCGTGAAATGATGGCGTATCGAATTCACTTCAATGATCCAACTTTGATCGATTACAAATACCCGTTGCAACGTGATCCCGAAACCGTCGCGTGGTGGAATGACCAAAGCGCCGAAGCACAAGAGGCGTTCGCCAACCCGGTAGAACTGCGGATCGCATTGATCCAATTTGCTGATTGGTTGCGCGGGTCGGCTGGTGACATGTATGATTCCAACGACCGTGACAGGCGTATCCCCGATGATGTAAACCTATGGTCGCACGGCCCGGCGTTCGATCCGCCCATTCTGGCCGCCGCCTATGACGCATGCGGCCTGCCAGTGCCGTGGCACTACCGAGCGCCTCGCGATACCCGCACCGCCTTCGACATGGCCAATGTCGGCGATCACAGCATGTTCATGCAGCAATTCAACCACGGCACCGCCCACAACGCCCTAGACGACGCGATATCGCAGGCCCGGTGCGTCTGCGAAGCATATCGCCGGGTGCGCGTCTCGCACGACGTGGCAACACATTGGCGAGCGGATTAACATTAACAGTGAATATGGAGGATATAATGCGAGACTTCAAATGGTTTCTGACCAAAATGCGATTTACGATCATGCGCCTGATCAACCGGATGCTTGGTCGCCCGCCCTATCCGTTCAATCTAAGCTATAGCGTCATCATTGGCGATTATGCAGTGAGCGAGCACATAGATCGAAACATCAGGGATATTGTCGTCATCGGCCCGCACGTCCAAGCCGGTCCGAACGGCAGCATCCGGATCGGTTCAGGCTCCAAGTTTTTGGAGATACGTTTCGACAAGAACGCCAGAACGATCGAGCTATGCGGCGGTCATCCCGATGAAGTTATCAAGGCGGTTCAAGCCGGGATGGATCACGCGCTTAAGCTGTTGGTTCAAGCCGCTCAACGATGACTAGCAACCAAAACGCCGCCATGACGCGGATCGACAAGACTGCCGGTCATTGCAAGATACTCCACGTGACGGCGACGGCGCTGATCGATCATGGCTATATCGAGCGATTACCCAAACCGATTAGCACCAAGCCCGAACCATCCTATCGTTTCACCCGGAAAGGCGAAAAATGGATCGCATTGCGTTCATAGAAATCAAGCCAATCGATCCCGGCGCATTCTGGTTGCTCGTGGTGTTGGTGATCATCACCTTGATCATTCGCCTGAGACGAAAATAACGCTTGACGACCATCGCAACGACCATTAGAGCGATCATCACAACGAATGGAGTGATCGATATGCGCTTTTACGTTCCGAATGCCACCAAGGAAACACGGAAAGGTAAACGGTCAATCCGTACCACCAAATGGGGCAATGTGAACGCGCATATCAGTGGCAAATTCTGGAAAACTATCGGTCCCCAATACGGGATTGGTGTTGACGAAGATGCACAGGCGTTTCTTGATGGAAAGGACGATTAATGGCTATCGCGATCAAAAATATCACCAACTGCCACATTTCGGCATGCAGCAATACCAACGCATATCGCAGCAACTGTACCATCGATTTCGAGGCGGGCGAATTCCGCTACCATATATGGGTACGCCCGCAACACGATGGCACAACATGGGAACTTGGCCTAACGCTCTATCGCAACCTCATCAATTTCGGTGAGCGATATAAGAAGACCAAAAACATGGACGTTTTGGTAAACGCTAACGCAATTAACCATGTCATGGCGGCTCTCAATCTCGGCACGATCAGCGGCATCAATCATGACGCGATCAATGCGTTTGTCGACGCACACAACACGTCCGAAATCGAGCGCCGGGCACGCGAACTGGCCGAGGCCAACACGGCCCGCGCCGCCAAAATTCGCGCAACGTTGATGACGGCCATATTCAGCGGGGTCTATTCGCCGCAATTTGCACATGCTGTCGGCAATATGATCGAGCACGGCACCGACGATGATTTGAACAGCCTCGATCATTTGTTCAACGTGGTGATCTAGCAGGCTTGATCGATCCCAAATGATCGGCTAGCCTCCCTCCCCTCCTATCAGGAGATTTGATGATGATCGATATTCGTCGTGCGCGACAACCGGAATATGGCTAGCTGCGGAGCGGCGAAACGCGTGAGGATGCCGCTTCAAACATGTCGCGCAAAATTCAGATAGAACCGGCCGGGGCGCAATGATCAGAGCATGCGCCCCGGCCATTTTTCGTTTGACACCCCGGTCAAAATCGATCACACGGATCGAACGCCCCCGGTGTCTAATACTTTGGCATTGGGCTTCACAGTCGGTTTACCGGCTGACATGCAGCGGCACGGCAATGATCCCGGTTCGCCGGATAGGTCCGAAAAGTAAGAGCATCGTTCGGGTCGCACTGCGACGATGTTCGCAAGGAATATCGCTACGGCAACCAAACCGTACAGCCTGCTCGAATGTCAGGCCGCTATTCCCAACCCTGCGCACGGCCATAGCCTGCCACGTCTGCCCAACCACCGAAGTAGAACAGATAGGGGCGGCTTTCCCGATCCTCTTGGAAGAACGGGCGTGGTGCCCGTCCTAGAGGATGATAGCCCATGTTCTCTAAGATCGCCGCGATCGTGTTCGGTGCCATGTTGCCGCCACGAACAGTGCCGGTGGTCCTGATCCGATTGGCCACCATCGTCGCGCTGATCCACCCATGACGGAAGCCCGGCAGGGCATCCTCAACCGCTTCAAGGATCATACGTTCAACCGGCGATCGGCTGATCGCAATTGCGGACGGCGTCGATGATGTCTCAGGCGCGGTGCCCGGCATGTCATCAGTAGTGATCGGATGACGCATTAGCCAATCGGCGATGATGGCAGCACCATCGCCATAGAGCCATTTGAACAGATTGACGAAATACGCATCACCCATTCCATGCGCAATCAGATCAGCTTTGGATTGAATGGCGCTATAGAAGATGGCGTAACGCCGACCATTTTGATTGACCGGGATCGCATCCTTGAAGTTGCTAAAAAATATCCAATTCGCCGGGTTGTCTTCCATTTCTTGGTCGATACCCTTGGATTGAATTTCGACGCGTTTGTCAGTGATCATGGGCTTAAGAATTTCGATCAACTCGCGACGTTCGTCCACCTTGATTTCATTGACGACGATCAACAATTTTGAGCGCATCCAAGCGTTGAATGTCGATCCGCTATTGACCAATTCTTGCGCTTTAGGGCTATAGCAATACATTTCACCAATGATCGCTTCCATTGCTTCCATCAGGAAGCCTTTGCCGACGCCCTCCGTTGATTGGATCATTGGTGCCCAACGTATCTTGCGGCCGGGGAACTTCACATTATGCGCGAGATAAGCATAGATGATGTTGCGATCATTCTCATTCGGTATCATCACTTCCATATTGCGAGTGAACGGCGTCACGTCACCGGCTAGCGTGCGTATCTTCACCGGGATATAGGTATTGACACCGCGCCGACCAAGTTGATCTTCAACGATTTCACCAAATGATCGTTCAGGCAAAAACCGAATGTGATCGACTTTCGGGATCGTCCAAAGCGTTGACCGCGTTGCAGCTTGCCATGCTTCATTGACCGTCTTGCCCATACCATCGATGATAAATTTCTTACCACCATAGGCCATGTTGAATTTGGTCGCGCCCATGAACCGACCTTTCGGCGTCATGATTTCGCCGAACTTCTCGATAGCATAGCAGCCTTTGAACCATTGTTGCTGTTCAAGGTGCGTCAAGAATTCGCCACTGCAATCGAGCGGTGGTGGTTCAGGCATGGGTGGTGGCGCAGCGCCCGCCGATTGTGGCTGATCGCCCTGATCGTTGCTGGCGGGCACCGGCTGGCCATCTTTCGGCCCGAACAACATCGTTGCCTTGAGCGACGGCACGCGGTGCAAGATCGATGGCCAACCTAATTCGGTATTGCGGATCGAATGCCATTGCTTGGCATTTTCACCAACATCGTTTGCACCGTATCGAGCGCACCACGCCGACCACATGATGAAAAGTGTATCGGGATCGGTAAGCGTCCAACCGGCTTGTTTGACCGCACTGGTCATCGCGATCCATTCGCCGCGTGTCAATTCATTTGGATCGCACAATTCAAGCGCACGGTTTAGCCAATCGAGCGATGGCGCGGCAAGTGACGTTTCACCCAATTCATGGCGAACACCCGCGCCACCATCGATCACATTTACCGACATAAGCGCAGCTTCAAGTGCTTCGATAGTGGTCACTTGACCATAACCGGGCAAAGCTTCGCATGACACTAGGTGCGGACGGGTCGGGTCTTTACGATGCCATGTGCCCGGCACGCGCATAACCCGTGTCGGATCGATGATCGATTTGTCACCATCAAACACTTGGCGAAGCTTGCGCTGAATCAACTCGAAACGGTCGTTGCCTTGATACGGCTGCACCGGCCAATAAACGTGATGCTTCTCACGCGATTGACCAGTCGCGTCATCATAGAGGATGGACGATAGCACGCCAAATGATGGCGCGGGATATGCAGCCGCAGCGCGATCGTAATTCTGCCGAGCAGACAGGTTATCCAAGTCGACGTAATGTGCACGGATATAATGGACGTTCGCAAGATCGCGACCACGACCATCAAGCGCATTGATATTGGCGAAGATACCGTAACCGACATCGTTCATTTGACACAACCATGACCACCATTCATGCAACGTACCACGACGCGCATGCGCGGGAACTTGCTTATCGGTATCGTGGATCGCGCGCCAGTCGATCGTTGCGGTATTCGGATCACCGGCGAACGCGCCGATAAACGACCATACTGCGTTGAAATCCTGCCCCCCCGTCGTGGTCATTTGACGTCAACCGGCGCAAGGAATGCTTCCACGTCCGAAACCCGCCATTTGACCGGACGTGCACCGGCTATCGGTGCGACAAGGCATCGGCCTTGCGCAAGCTGATAGCGGACGGCACGGGTGGTCAAACCCATTCGTTTCGCATATTTTGTAAGGTTCAACAATGGGTTAGATTGCGGGTCGGGAAACAACATGCGCTATGGATAGTCGCGCCGGTGCGGCCCGGTCAAGGCTCGATTGTGAAAAAAGCGGAAATAAATCTTGCGCCCCGCCGTGGGATCATTATAACCGACGATGAATAGAAGGATGACCAATGATGGCTAAGCCGCAACGTACCGATCACGGAACAGCGAACCAAGCGATCGCATGGGTCCTGTATGAGAATCAAGACGGGCAGGAACGCGAATTTCTAACCGCATGGCTCACCGGCGACGCTGAAAGCGACTGGCCGGATTATTACGAATGGTTGGATACGCAGAATGTTTAAACGTGAAAGCTACTGGCGCGACATGGCGACAACGCTTCAAGCGCAGTTGGACGTGACTAATGCGGCGCTCGAAACAGCGACCGAACACCTTGCAGGTATCGAACTGCGATTTGCCAACCGCGCCGCGTTGATCAGTTTGGGCCGCGACGGTCGCAAACTCAATTTTACCTTTGTCCGCAATAAGGAATTGATCCGTATCACCGCCATGGGCACATGGGAGGATGATCTTGACCAATGGAAACGGGAGTTGTTCGAATGATTGACATGATCGGCGGTGCCTTGTGCATCGCGCTTTTCAGTGGCTGGTTCGCATTTACCGCGATCATCACCGAACGGATCAGCCGCCCGATCCTCGATAAGATGACCGATGCTGAACGGTTGAAGGTTACGCTTCAAACCGAACAGGTCCGGCGCATGACGGGGATGGAATGATGAAAATTGAAATCGAACCGGACATGATGTTTCCCAAGCTGGAATATCATGTGATCAGCGTCGGTGGTCGGACGGTGCAAACCGCTGACAGCGTCGACGCCGCAAAGCGCTTACGCGATGACCTTGCGAGCAAGGGAACGCACGTGCGTATTGTCGAGATCACCACTCTGACCATCGTGAAGGACATCGATTGAAAAGCCACCCGGCAGTTATCGCTGCAATGGACGCTTTGGCGTCGTTGCAAATTTCCGAACACGGCAAATGGTTGAGCGGTGAACAGGCGCGCAATATCATCACTGTTGAAATAACATACCATAGTATGGCTGAACTCATTCAATCGTATAACTACCAACACCGACATAAACGCGAACGCCCGCTTAGTCCACTTATCATCATGGGCATTCGCTATTATATCGTTGATCATTTGCCGAATGACGATGATTGGCGCGTGTTGAACGCATTGGGAGTGAATTAATCATGGGCACGAAACTAACCGAATTGCGTGACGGATGCTTTGCCAAAGCGCTTGATGAAGAGCCAATGTTCGTCTTGCTCGCGCGCGATCCAAAAGCGCCCGAATTGGTTGAGCGTTGGGCAGACGATCGCGAAGATGAGATTTCGTGGGGCAAGCGACCAACTTCGGATATGACGCAAGTCATCGAAGCCCGGCAAACCGCCAACAAAATGCGCATATGGCGACAACTCAATGATGGTGCATGGCGAAAGGGTTGACTATGCTATTTTACACCAGCCTAGGCAAAGAGGTATTACGCGACGGGCATCATTATGCCGACGCTATATCAACCGGTGCCGCTGAACGGATCGCACGGGCATTGAACGATACCGACACACCATTGGTGCCGATCATGCCCGAATTGATCACACGTGATAAACCGGGGCCGTTGTTTATCGAACCGAAACACGCCGTCCGGCAGGAAAGCGACGAATACGCTTGTGCATGCGGCGCACGTTGGCCGGTGAGCGAAGGCGAGGAACACCCGTGAACATTCTGAGTGAAGCATATAACGCTACAATGGCGGTTCCAGATCATGGCCCGGTTGCTGAAGTTGCCAAAGCGGTCTGCACGATCCGTGATCGCAATTTCACTTCGGATAGCACGATGACACCTTGCGGGATCATGCCAGCATGGCGCGCGATCATATTGGAAACCATATTGCTCGACATGATCAGTGGCGGCTAAGCGCGACGACGGCCCGCCATGGTTCAAACGGATCGGGATCGACCGGACGTGTCGCTTGGTCGGCATGTGCCGGGGTATGGTCACACTGACATGCGCGGACGATGGCACGCACACGCTATGGATTTATGATCAACCCGTCGCAATCGGCGATGCGACCACCATGCGCAACCGCTACGCTGACAATATGTGCGGTGATTGGCTTGAAGCATATTATCGCAATTAGCGTTTGACAACCATCGCAATGACCATTAGAGCGATCACACCAACAACGGAGTGACCGATATGTCGAAAATCACTTACCATGACAGCACCATGAAAAGTGTTGTCTGCATCGTCAAGTTCGAAGGCCGCACGTTCGGTAAGATCGAAAAAGATAACATCGGACGGTTTTTCTATCGTGCCAATGCCGGTTGCCGCAGCGAGCTATTTACCGACGTTGACGCCTTGAAGCGTTCGCTTGAACGCGGCGACTAACAACCCGCCGCCATATACCGCCGCCGATCACCGCTTGACAGCGTGGCGGCGGCGGGATGGCGAGTAGCGATCAACATGGGCACAACGACGGCATCGCCCGTCCTGATCGCTTCGGCGGCGATGGCATCGCGCATGGCGGCTGCATTGGCGAAATAATGCAGGATCGCACCATGTGTCATGCCGAGCCGTTGCCCGATCTTGCGCGCGCTGACCGTCGCCGGATCGTCACGCCAAAGCACCAGCCCGGTCGTGAGGATCGTTGCGCGTGTGCGCTGGCCATGTGTCAAATCGGTCATCGAAACGCATCCACGTATTGAGCAACTTGGGCAGGATCGGTGACGAAGCCCCCGATAGCGCCGACGCTACGCATTAATTCGATAAAACGCAACTGCGCTGCGGCGCGAGCATCACCGGGTGTCATGTGCCATCCTGAGTGTTTTGCTTCGAATACCGACATGACACCTAGCAATTTGCCAACGTGGTGCGATTGAATGATGATCGGGACTGGCCCGATGATATCGGACGATTTAAATTTATCATTCTCCTGTTTGCTCGCGTTCATCAACCCATAGCGAATATGCCGCCCGGTTTCATCGACGGTGACACCAACATTATTGCGCATGGGCAGTCCACCAAGCTGTGCCATTGCCAGCCGAGCGCCTTGCGAAACGACGCTTTCACTTGCCATCGATCCAACTCCAAAAGCTAGCAACCGCACCGGCAATGGCAAGATTGAACACCGGGATATTATAGGCCGCAGCGACACGCAATGATTGCCCGGTGCCGCCTTTGATCGCCGCGCCTTCCGTCCAACACACGACCGCGCCAACCGGCTCAGGCGCGCTAATCGGGCTATCACCAAGCATGATCGCGCTATTGCGAGCGTGAAGCTTACGCGCGTTCTCGTCACACGCTGCCCAATTGGGATGATAGTGCGCCGCGTGTTGTTGCCACTCGATATAATGCCCAACCTTACCGAGATAGATTTTCAGCAACAGCGGATTGATCACACCATAACCACGAGCGAATGCCGTATCAGCGCCATCGGCACCACCACTGCGCCCACGAATGCCACGCATGGCGCATTGCATACCGACCTGTTCGATTTGCATCAGAACATCCATCGGCGTCACGCGTGAGCCAATTCCTGCAATGATCATCATTCGTCCTTTCAATATATAAATTGCAACGGTAGTTGAATATTCTTCGGGCAATAATCGAAGAACGGCGCAATCTGTTTCGACTTGTAACCGGCAAGCCCGCAACCAATCGGGACGACTTGAAAGTGATCGCCGGGATTTGCACGGGCATGATCGAGGAACACGTCAACGAAATATTCGATCATCGACAATGGCAATCGCTGCATCACGAAATCCTTTGTCGGGATCGCATAGCTGTTACCTTGCCGCCCCCAACCGATCCCGGTAATCGCGCCATGGTTCAACCGCGCTTCAAGCGCTGATCCCTTACCATGCCGCCCGGCTAGGTTCGATCCAAAGACGAATACGTTGGTCATCGGCGTCGCTCTTCACATTGTGCGGCCAATGACATCAACCTTAAACATCTAGCGGCAGTTTCCCATTGTGATCTTTGCACCGCTTTCTTGAAATTCTGTTTATTGGCGTGTTCAGCCATGATGAATTGACTAACTTCAACCGCACCGGCTTTTACCGCAAGCGCTCGCTTCGACCACGCAATGTCAAAATGTTCCCAACTAGCCGACATACCGAATTCACAATCACCATCGGGTCGTTGAAACCACTTCAATTGCACACCGATCACTCGCATCATTGCGAACAATTCATCGCGCGTATCTGCCCAACAATGACACATGATCGTTCGACCAAATGGAGCACTCATATCGTCAACATAGACGGTCATAACACGCACCACCCTTCGACCTTGGCCGCTAGCACTTCATAGTCAGCGCGCGACCGTTCAACGCTCAAAGCGTCCAACATTGTCATTTGTCCTAACCCGAAATATATTCGCTTGTGCGTCTCGCGATCGTCACGACCTTTGAAACGTTGAATGCCTGCATATTGCGCAAAGGCATCTTTCAAGCGCTGTTGCGCTTGGTGTTTTTCCATTTGACGATTGGCCATGCCAGCACCCGCCGCAGGCCCCGCTGCCATCCCGGCACGCATCGCAGCGCTTGCCGGGCTTTCCAGCACCGTCGCGGCGCGCATCGCGGCTAGCCGGGCGGTATCGAGCAGCATCAAGTCACCGTCGATCTGTAGCAGCGTGCGGCTAGCAGGATCGGGTAGGGGCGGCATCGCGCCGCAATATGGGCAGCAAATGTGGAAGCGTTCATATGGACGGCTGCATGATCGGCACGCGGTCAACGGGATATCTTCGGGATCGGGCGCGCTCTTGCCTCGCTTGTCGCGGCGATCCAGTATCCAATTATGCGGTTTGTCGGGCAAACCGTGGCGCTTCCAATTGCTGACCATATCGATGATCAAACCATAAAGCTTGCCGAACATCACACGCAGCGCGCGACCGAACATTTGAAGGTATTTTGCCAACGACGCGGTTGGGCGAGCCATGATCACGCATTCAACGGCCGGAACGTCAAACCCTTCATCGAATAGATCAACGTTGACAAGCACGGTGATGAGACCGAGTCGGAAACGTCGGATCATTTCGCGACGATAAGTTGGATCGCTTGTGCCATCCAATGCAACGGCAGTGATGCCGATTTCGTTAAATCCTAAAGCGATCTTACTGGCCGTATCAACGTCGGTCGCAAACACGATTGTTCGCTTACCATATGCCCAACGAATATATTCCTGAACAACGTCGCCGACGATATGCGATTTCTTGGCCTTCTCGCGCATCTTTTTCGGGCTGTAATCACCCGATGGCGCAACGTCGCCTTCATCCATATCAAGGTCACTGGTCGGGCACACGATTTGATAATCGGACAGTGCGCCCATATCGATCAACTCGCGCATCGTCGGGCCGATCACCATATCATCAAAAACACCATCATGATGACGACCTAGTCCCGCACCGTCCGCACGTTGAGGCGAGGCAGTATAACCTTCGCCGAACGCATTGGCGAACATACCAGTCCAATTGCCCCATTGGTTCAACTTCAAGGCGTGGTGCGCTTCATCAAGTTTCCAGCGTTCGACTTGACCGGCCCAACTACGTAATTCACTAATGCGCGCATTACATGTCTGAACCGCAGCGACCGCGCAAATGCTATCTGGATTGATGAACGATTTACCATTGAAATTAGCGCGATGTTCGGCAACGATTTGCGAAACGATATTCTTGGGGGCTATGATCCTATGTGGGATACCGCGCCCGGCAATGTGCATCGACATTTGCCCGACCAACTCGACACGATGCGCACCGACCACCTGAACGGTGCCCATTAGATGCTTGCGCAACACGCGATGCGACATGATCACAGATTTACCGCCGCCCGTTGGCAACACTGCCAACACGTTCCGATTGCCCGCCGCAATCGATGCTTCAATCTGGCGGTCTAAGTCATCCTGATCGGGCCGAAGGATCATGAACGTGCGATTACCATAATCGCCCATGCACCAGTTGAACCGGGACCGATCAGCGGTGACCAATACCAAGCCGGATCATGCGCTAATTCACCGCCACGGCAGACAACAACATGATCTTCATATTCGGTGCGACCGAATACCATGTAATATGTCGTCGGGTTTTGTTCACCCATGTAAGCGAGAATATCGGCGAAGGTATCTTCACCGCCGCAATTGATCACGAATGGTGCATAACCGTAATGCGCCAACCATTTGACCATTCGTTGATTGGCTTCCATCGGATCGCAATTGTCGTGCATGAAGTGCGGCACCCGATCCGGCGCGAATTCGAGGATCGATGCGATACAAGCACGCATGCAATCACCATACGTCCCGGCATCAGGATCATGCTTTGTTTGGCACACAATCGGGATCATCGCGTCATCCATGATGGTAAGGTTGCCGGGCTATATGAACCATCGCCGCGCGTGAACGGTTGGAAGATACCGAACCATTCATAATCGTTCACGTCTCGAACAATAGTCGGTCGTGCGCCGGTGCAATCAATAATTTCTTCGAACACCAATCGACCGGATGGGCTGGCGGCGGCAAGGTTCGCGATATTTTCTGCGCTCCAATACATACCACCAGACGGCTTTATTGCCGGTTCGCGGGTCAAATCGATTATCGAACGCCAACGATCGAAATCATTGGGTTCATTGGACCACACGACGCAATTACCGGGATGAACGTAACCGAGCGTCGTTTTAGCGACAGCATATTGCAGTAATTCATTCACCGTAATCGTCAACATGCTTTTGAATGGCGCTTCGCTAGCGCACTGCGTGATAAGCGCTTGATCAGCGATGATATGGATCACACCATCATTCGTATCGCTGTTGATCTTTTCCACCGCCATTACCACACGGTTTGTCGCGAGCGCGATACCGTGATCAATGCGGATCGAACGGAACCATATGGTTGGCTCAGTGCTTTCGACGGTGAGGATACGCGACAAACGAGCGATCGTGTCGCATGGAATGGTGAAATCTGTCATATCTGGTCTGTCCCAAAAATTAGCCGCTATGTCAAATTTTCGTTTGCATATCCCATTCCAAGCGTCTAGCACATAATCACCGATTTTTCACCCCGGTAGGAGTATGATTATGGAATTGACCTTGACGATCAAGGGAAGCGCATCGGTCCTTGCGATGGTGCTTGCCAGTTTGCCCGATGGCGCAAGCGCGGGCTTCACGCCCCCGATGCCGAACGCCCCGCCCGTCCCGATGATGCCCATGCCCGGCGCTGGTGGCGACGGTGACGATGATGGCGGCCCGGTGAACGTCAATGCACCTGCGATCGATAGTGGCGGCCTGCCGTGGGACGAACGTATCCATGCCAGCACCAAGACCGTCAAGGCCGATGGCACATGGACCGGCAAGCGCGGTGGCCCGAAGGGCGAAGAACTGGCAGCGATCGAGGCGCAGTTGCGCGCGAGCGTCGTTCAGCCCGTCCCGATGCAAATGCCAGCGCCCATGCCGGTGATGCAGCCCGTTCCGATGCCGATTGCGCAACCGATGCAGCCGCAGCCCATGCCGGTAATGGCCGCCCCGGTCGCAATGATGCCGCAGCCCATGCCCGCGCCGATCCCGATGATGCCTGCGCCCGAGCCGATCATGCAACAGCCCGATCCCGCAACCGTCGCCACGGTTGCGCAGGCAACCGGCACGCTCGATTTTGCGCAATTCATGCAGCATCTTTCCGGACAAATGTCGAAGCGCGACGGTGCTGGTGCGCCGTTGGTTCACGCTGATTATCTGGCGGGCATCACGAAGGAAATCAGCGATGCATTCGCACCGCACGGTTTCGGCCCGCTGTCCGCAATCACTGACATCGCGAACAATCCGCAAATGATCACCTATGCTGCGCAATTGATGCAGCGTGATGGTCGTTGGGGCTGATATCCGATCAGCGCATGCGATCCTCTCCCCGTATGCGCTGATCTGCTACGTCTTGCCGGTGGCGTGGATGATACCGGCACTTTTCACCTGTCGTCTAGCAGGTAGGACGCGACCCTTTGACTGTTGAAACGCACGTTCGAACCGTGCCGGGTGAACCAATCATGCTTACGATTACCGCTGACAATTTGCCACGATTGATGAATTGCAACGGTAGTCGCAACATGGTGGCAGCGTTTCCACGCGAGACGATCGAACAAATCGGTCGTGATGAAGGCATCGCTGCCCATTGGATGGCGACAACCGCATTCAATGGCGCTGATCTAAATTCACTGATCAACATGAAACATACTAACGGCGTGATCATGACCGCTGAAATGGCGGATCATGTCTATAATTATTTAATGTCGCTCGACTGCGGCGAAATGGAAGTCGATACGTCATTTGCAGGATCGACATGGGAAGTACGAGCGCGCTGCGATCATCGCAAGTTTGACCCGACGACCGATACGTTGACCATTGATGATTTCAAATATGGTTGGACACCTGTTGAGCCTGAAATGAATTGGACGTTGATCGCCCATGCCATTGGCACATTGATCGCGAGCGGTACCAGCGCTGCCAACATCGTTCTTCGCATTCATCAACCACGACCGCACCATTCGGACGGCAAAGTTCGTGAATGGCGGATCAGTTATTTCGAGTTGATGGATTACTATCGTCAAATCGATCAAACGCTTTCCAATCCAACGGATGAGTTGCGCACCGGGCTTGCGTGGTGCCGCCGATGCCATGCGCTCGCCAGTTGCCCGGCAGCGCGCGCGGCAAGCATGAATGCGATCGATGCGACCACATTGCAATTCAGCGACGAATTGACCAACGATGTTGTCGCCTTCGAACTGGATACGCTGCGCACCGCGCAAGCAACGCTATCGTCCAGATTGACCGCCCTTGAGGAAATGGCAGCATATCGATTGAAGAGCGGCGCGGTGATCCCCGGCTATGGCGCAGAGACGCAATATGCCAACACACGTTTCAAGGCAGGTATAACATCAACCGCATTGACCATAGCGAGCGGGATCGACTGCACCAAGCCGGGCATGATCACGCCCGCTGAATTCAAGCGCCGGGGCGGCTCGCAAGCTGTTTTCGATGCGCTGACTGAACGCCCGATCACCGGTGTCAAGCTGGTGCGTGCTAGCGCTGACAAGCGTGCTCAAAAACTGTTCAATAGGAGCAACTGACATGATTGAATTTACGGCACCCGTTGGTCGTTTGGTTTGGGGGCATCCTTTGAAGCCCCGCGCCGTTACCGACCGCAACACCAAGCAACCGAAGTTGAACACACAAGGTCAACCGCGCCAAGCTTGGACGTTTGGCGTCGCGTATGACAAAGCGACGTTTCAACAATATATCTGGCCTGTTCTTTGCCAAGAGGCCGCAACCGCCTATCCAGCAACAGCACAATCAAACGGTCAACCGACCACACCGCCGAAGTTCGCGTGGAAATATGTCGATGGCGACGGCCTTGATGATCAGGGCAAACCTTATAACCTTCGCGAGGGTTATGCCGGTTGCTATGTTTTGACATATGGCACAGAGTTGAAGGCACCCGGCCTGTTCAAATGGGACGGCACGAAGTACAATCAATTGCCCGCCGATGCGATCAGGACCGGCGATTACGTATCGATCGGCGCAACGTGCAAGGTCAACGTCCCGACCGATCGCACCGAAACACCAAGCCTTTACATCAATCCGGAAGGCGTCGATTTCGTCGGTTATGGAACCGAAATCATCGCACAAGGTGGTGCCGATCCCATGACGATGTTCAAGGGGCAACAGCATCAGCTTCCGGCCGGTGCGAGCGCTACACCGATCGGTCAACCGGGCGGCGTCGGGATGCCCGGCATGGGCATGCAACCCGGTCAACCGCAATACGCGCCACAGCCGGGCTATGCGGCCCCTGCGTCCGTCTATGCGCCTCAACCGGTCATGCAGCCCGCCCCGGTCTATCAACAGCCTCAAATGATGGCACCGGCGCAGCCCGGCTTGCCTGCCCCCGCGCCGGATTTCGTCGCCAATGCTGGTCAACCGCAGTACGCGCCACAGCCGGGCTATGCGCCTCAACCTGTCATGCAGCCGCAGTATGCACCGCCACCCGGTCAACCGATGATGGCACCGGCGCAGCCTGCCATGCAACCCCAATACGCGCCGCAGCCTCAACCGATGCAGCCGGGTATGATGCCCCCTCGATAATTGCCGCCAGTGTGGGGGGCGGCCATTGACCAAGTTCGACACTGGCGGATTATGCATCAATTGTTGGCTTGATGACGACGTGCCATTCTAATCGATGGCACGTCGTTTTCATTTGAAGGACTGATCACATGGATGACGTGAATGAACTGATCGCAAAGCTTGAAAACAACCGCGCATTTGCTGCAAATGAAGCGGTGATCTTCACCACCGAAACCGGTAGAGCATTGGCACGCGGGCGTGCTTACGCGTACAATCGAGCGATTACGATTGTGCGTGCACATTTCAAAATCCATGAACCGCCGCGCATCGATGAATGCGCGGAAGGCGGGCGATACTAAATGGACCTGTCGAACGCCGTTTGTTATGACTGCGAAACGTTTCCTGACATTTTCACCCTTACGGCGGAAATGCTTCATAGCGACGTGCGTTCGACATGGGAGATATCACATTATCGGGACGATCGTTTTGCGCTAATGCAATGGCTTACATGGTTGCAATCAACACAAACACCAATGATCGGGTTTTTCAACCTGAAATTCGATTATCCATTGCTGCACTACATCTTCACCCATCCTAACACGACTGTCGAACAGATATATGAACGATCGCGAGCGCTAGCCGACAATTTTCACGATTGGTCGAACGTCATTTGGGAACGGGATCGGTTCACGCCGCAAATTGATTTGTTCAGTATCCATCACTTTGATAACAAGGCGAAAGGCACCAGTCTCAAAGCGCTTGAAATCAATATGCGCGCGCCGAATGTGATGGATTGCCCGCTTCCATTCGGGCAACCGGTCGGCGCACAAAACGTCCAGATGCTAATCGATTACAATGTCAATGACGTGATCGAAACCAAGCGATTTGCGCACTATTCATTACCCGCAATCAACTTCCGCATTGGGCTAATCGGCAAGCTTGGTACACACCCGCTTGAACCGCTCAATTACAATGACGTGAAAATCGGTGCCAAGATGTTTGAAGAACGTCTTGGTGACGACGTGTGCTATGATCGATCATCAGGGCGAAAGGCAAAGCGCCAAACGCCACGATATCGGATTGCACTGGCAGATATCATTTTTCCATATATCCACTTCACGCATCCCGAATTCCAACGTATCCTAGACTTCATGTGCGGGCAAATCTTAACGCCCGATGACCTTGACGATCCCGATGCGTCGATCAAGACCAAAGGCGTCTTTACCGGCGTCACCGCGAACGTCGGCGGGTTGACCTTCGTGTTCGGTACGGGCGGCATGCACGCGTCTGTTGAACGCCAGCGTTTCGCCGCTGGTGATGGTTGGGAAATTCACGACATTGATGTGAAAGCGCTGTATCCTAGCATATCGCAAGTCAACGGATTGGCACCCGAACATTTGGGCGATGCATTCAGAATAGCTTATCCTCAAATAAGTGCCGAACGCGATTTATACGCCAAGGGAACAATGGAAAATGCATCACTGAAACTCGCCAATAATGGCCCATGGGGGCAATCGAACAACAAGCATAGCGTATTCCTTGACCCGAAATATGCGATGACCATTCCTATCAATGGGCAGTTGATGATTTGCATGTTGGCAGAACGATTGGCAACCGTCCCGACGCTGCAAATGATACAGGTTAACACGGACGGTATCACCTATCGCATTCACAATACGATGATCGAACACGCACGCGAGATTGAACGGCAATGGCAGGATTACACATGCCTCAAGCTTGAATATGCCGAATATCGTAGAATGTGGATTAGAGACGTAAATAACTATGTCGCGGAGGGAACATTACCGCGAGTACACAATATACGAGCGGGAACTGCCCCGGATGACGCAATATATTGCGGGCGTGGATCACCTTACGGTAATCCGTTCATTATCGGCCAACACGGCGATCGTGATCTAGTATGCGATCGCTTTGAACGAGAGATATTACCGACATTGGACGTGGCCAAACTAAAGGGTCGCGATCTTGTCTGTCATTGCGCACCTGAACGATGCCATTGTGATCCGATCATTATCAAAGCCAACGGTCCGGCGAAGTTGAAGCAAAAGGGCGCTTATTGGCATCCTGATCCACTCGATTACGCGAACAGCATCAGCAATGCGTCGCCGCCGTGCTGGTACAAGGATTTCAACCCGGTGGTCGTCCAGCGTGCAGCCGTCGCTGCCATGGTGCAAGGGATCGATCCCGACACGTTCATTCGCGCCCATAGCGATCCGTTCGACTTCATGTGTCGGGTGAAGGCTGATCGCAGTGCGCAACTATTGCTAGGCGGCATCCCCATTCAAGGCACCACGCGTTATTACGTCGCGACCAACGGTAGCAACATGACCATCGTGCGACCACCACCAGCCGGGCACAATATCGGCGAATGGAAGCGAGCACCACGGATCACCAAGGCGGAATATGACCGGGTAATGGGCGAAACAGGTGGCATATGGGACGAACGCGTTTGCACGAAGAGCAAGACGAAATATGGCAACACCGAAACCGCCATTCAAGCCGGTTGGAAAATTGCCGAATGTAACGATGCGCGATCATTCCGATTTGACAACGTGAATCATGATTGGTACGTCGGAGAGGCGAAAAAACTGATAATTGGATGATACGATGACGATGACCACACTTGACCATATTCGCATGGATCGCGAACATCGTGAAAAACGCGCCGCAAAAATCGCAGCGACCTTGCCACTTGGTGATTATTACGCAAGCGATGATCGATTGATGCGTCACAGTCGCGACGTGATCGGTGGCCAATTTGTTTACAAGGCCGCTACTCATTGGGATGCATGTTTGATCATGCTCGCTATGGCCGATCGTGGTGACAAGGCATGATCGACCATGCCGGGCAAATGCTCTTCCTTATGATTGCCGGGCACGCGTTCGCCGATTTTGGATTGCAGGATGCCTATCAATCACAAGCCAAACGCGCCGATTTCAATCCATCCGGATGGTTTCACGCGCTACTGTGCCATTCGTTGATTCATGGAGGGATCGTGGCGCTGGTGACCGGGCAATGGATGATAGGTGTTGCCGAGACGGTCGCACATGCGATGATCGACTACGGCAAAGGCCGTAAATGGTACGGAACCACTGCCGATCAAACGATGCACATTGGTTACAAAATTATTTGGATGATCATCGCAATTAGCGCTTGACGACCATCGCAATGACCATTAAATCGATCACACCAACAACGGAGTGACGGCCATGAATGCAGACGGACGCAAGCGCATCGCGATCATCATGAAGGATATCGAAGGTGCTGCCACTGCTCGCGACGAAATCGACGCGATGATTGCTGACCTGAACGAAAAGATCAGCGACTATAAAGGCATCTTCGCCGACGCAGCAACGATGATCGAAGAACTACGCGACGAAGAACAGGAAAAATTCGACAATCTTTCGGAAGGGTTGCAGGCATCCGAGCGCGGGCAGAACATCGAAGCCGCCGTTCAGGCGCTCGATACCGCTTATGACGCGGTGAATAATGCCGACGATATCGAAGATATCACGTTCGACTTTGACGCCGATGAAATTATCACGGCGCTTGACGAAGCGAGCGCAAACTAACAGCCGACGCGGCCCGGCGTTACTTGCCGGGCCGCGCTGCGTTGGCTTGTGCCTCACACTCGCGCACAATGCTGATCGTGTCGGCGGTGCGTCCATTCGCCTTGTCGATCTGACTATCTTGTTCGACATAGGCGCTTGCCCATGGCGCGATGATCGCGGCAACGATCTGCGGTGTCAATGGCGCTCCCATGACCACCGGGGCATTGTCAGGCACCGCCGCAGCCGGTACGCCGTCCGACCATCCCTTGGGGATAAGATCAGCGCACCTTGCAGGCGGGATCATTACGATGGCTTGTTTTCCGGCACACGCCGTTAAGGACAGCGCCGCGAAGATCATCGGGATTTTGCGCATTGTCGATATTCCCTTGCGTTGCGGCAACAGCGGCGTCGCCGGTGGCATCGGCATCATGCCGATTTTCAACCGTCCCGATGGCGGATGATGCCGAATTGGCCATGGCATCGCCGGATCGTGTCGTTTGTGTGGCTTGCTGTTGCGCGGTGTTATCACCACCGGTGCATTTTGCCAACGTGAATACAATGATCGCGATCAACACCGCGATCACGGTGAATAGCATCGGCTTTGCGAATGTCGCGCCGACCTTGCCGGTCAGCCATGTGATGATGAAGCCCATTATGACGGTTCCTCTTCGGCAGCTTGTGCAGTTTCACCGGGTTGAAGGATCGCGGTCGGCTTTGGATCAACTGGCGTCGGTGCAAGCGCAGTGACCGCCGCCCCCAAAGCTTCGACCGTCTTGCCGGTTGTGTCGGCTCGCTTGGCATCCAACTCTTTTTGACCGGCAGACATGGTGTAGTGGTAAGATACGATACCACCGGCGAAGCCGGACAATTGACCGATCATGTACGTCACGATTTGTTCGTTGCCGCGCGGGATTGGGATGACGAACAACGCGAATAATGCGCCAAGGAAACCGAACACCAATGAAACACCGATCACATTCGCCAACAGACGAATATTCAAGGGCCGCTCGATAGCGATCTTCGCCCGACGTTGCCCAATGCGATCAAGATATTCCCAAAGCGTCATCATTGCGTCTCGCCTTTGCGACTATGTCCATAATATCGGACGGAACGGGGGCCATCGTATCCCAAACTTCGCGAAACACCGCGCGCGCTTGGATCAACGCGGGCGATCCCGGCGAATTCAACTCAGTATCGGCTTCAAGAATGCGATATGCGGCGACCGTGCCGAACAGCTTCATTTCAATCGCGTGAACACGTGCGATCGTCTCGGTCAATCGACCGTCTAATTCCTTGACCTTTTCATTGCAGTTGTGAAGATCGCTGCGCTCTTCACCACGAAGAACAGCGCGAGCGTTCAAAACCTGCAATTGGATAATCGGCCATGTCTTGATTAGCGCGAGGATCACAGTGACCGTCAACACCCATCCCCATGGGGCACGTTCCATACTCGAAATCACAATCCCCGGAACGTCCCCCATGGCGACTTTCATCCTTGTTAAACTATCGCAGCGGCAAGCTTTTGGTCATAGCCAAACTGGTGATAGCCCGGCCCGTTATATCCCGCAACGAAAAGCTGGCAGCTTCGCGGATCGCCCGGCCGACAGGCCCGGAATTTATCGGCAAGGTGGTTCGCCTCGACATAGCGAACGAAGCTATCCAAGTGCGCACCTTCGCCCTCGACAAGGGTCATGGCGAAGGCATAGGCGCTGTCATAGCCCAACGCCGTCGCATTCTCCCCCATCACCTGAAATGCACCCCAAGAGCACGCCCTGAACGCCGCTTCCGGGTCCAAGGCGCAGGCGGCGGCGAACTTGGCATATTGAGCGCTGAACGCCCCATAGCCGCCCGGTCCATATGCCGGACCGGATAGATCGGGATGCGACGCGTTGAACCGACCAACGGGATTGGTGTTGTTGCGGAACTTATGCCGTTCATAGAGGATCGATGGGCGGCCATCATCATCGTACGGACCGCGCGGCGCTTCGACTTTGCGAACGCCCTTGATATGATTGACCGGAACGCCAAGGCGCGATGCAGCGACCACGTAATCAGCATTGGTCAATGCGAGCGCATGTTTGTTCGATAGCTTGGCGAACAACGCCGCTGTGCTATTGCGACCAAAAACACCATCATCGGCGACACCGATATTACGTTGAAGTTGCTTGATCGTAAGACGATCCATCGATTTATCCTTTTGCTGATAATTACTTGGCGATCCAACCCGTGTTCCCGGCCCCGCTTTCCTTAATGTAGAGCGTTGTATTGGCACCGCCATCAATGCGCGTATACATCGAACCAATAGGAGCAGTCAGCACCGTTTCAGGCGATCCGGTTCCACTCGTCCAAATGGGCGTTCCACCACCGGGACGGAATTGGGATGCTGCCAAAGCCGCAGCGGCACCACCGGGCTTTTGCACAGTGAAGACCGGTACGGTTCCGGCCATGCTTCCAACGAAAACATCACCGATCGAGATATAATTGCTCGTTGTCGCGGTCGGTGCCTGAATGTTGTAACCGATCAGGATCAAATTGGTGATCGTCGCACCACCCGACAACTTACCGGCCTGCGATCCGAGCATAACACTTTGATTGATCGTGCTGCCAGCGGTCGGATTGATGCCAAGCCCGACCGATTGACCAATCGCAACGGTATCAACGCAACCGTTGTTGAGCATGGCACTTTGCCCCATGACATCGCATCGCGTCACGGTTGCCCCTGTATAGCCACAGCGGGACAAATTACCGATGATATTGGAACCACTGATCGACGGGCCGTTTCCGGCTTCATTACCGATCAGGACCGACCCGGATACGAGCGGACTACTACCACCAGCCGTATCGCCAAGAACCACCGACGTGGCAAGCGTGACCGTATTCTTGACAGCATCATTTCCGATAATCGGGCCGCTGTTCTGGAAAGCGCTGGTCACGGAGTTAGCCGCCCCTGACCCTATGAGAACACAGCGGTCGGTGCGAGCCGTCGCACCGGTGGTCCATTGGAAAGTACCGGTAGCAGAGATATTCTTGAGAATTGAGCCACCAAGCGAAATATTCTCGTTCGTAATATTCAGCCCTTGAAATGTTGGCGTGCTGGTTACCGTCAATCCGCCGATATGCGCTTGAAGAAGAATAACCGCACCGGTCATACCAGCCACGGATAGGACGGGCGAGCCGACAACTGCTAGATCGACAGTAATCAAACTCTGAATTGACGTCTGAGTTAGTGCCGGAATTGTATAGGCACCCGGTGCAACAGTTGCGACCGGTGCAAATGATCCGTTTCCGAGCGTATATGTCAACTTCGTTACGCCGGTCGGGATCGTGAATGTCAACGCTTCGGCACCGCGCGTAGCAGCCGAAGTGACCCGTGGGATATATGAAGTCGGCGGTGCACCTGCCGTAGCAACCTGTTCATACTGAATGCCGCCGAAATACACACCCGAAGTATTATCACCCGCAAAACTATTCGATCCACTCGCATCCAGCAAGTAGAAATGCACATCTGAAGTCCCGGTCGTGGTCGCGGTGCTGGATTTCCAAACCCTAAACCACCCGTTTTGCCACGCCTCTATAGTCCAACCCGTACCGGTCACGGTCCCTGCCGTGAAATCCACGGTTACCACACCACCAAGCCCCATGCCGGTATACGGTAATAGATTGATCTTAGTCGTTCCGCCCGGCTTCATCCATACTTGAAAAGCATAAAACAAACCGCTCGTAATCGTGGCGGTCGGTTCACGATACCACATATCATGTATACCGGTGGTCGCATCTTGCTTAAGAAAATCAGCGCTAGTTGTGCCATCCGGACCGGTCGCAACATTGGACGTTCTTACGGTGCCTGAATTGGCAAATTGCCATGTAACCGTGGTGATATCGTCGGTGTTGGTGAAGATTTGAGTGGCAGCTACCGCTTCATACATGATCCCAAGCGGCGCAAGGGTGACAGGATTATAAGATGGGCGCGGCGTATTGGTTGTACCGGCAACGCGAAGCCCGCTCGAATTGATATAGGTCGATGAACCGCTACGGGTGAAAGTGCCTGACAAACTGCTCAACCACGTAGCGAGAACGATCGACGTTGCGCCTTGATTGTAATATTTGTTCTTCGTGAACTCGGCAAAAACCGCAGCATCGACCGGGATCGCAGGAAGAACGACACCAAGCGTCGATAGGCCCCCGGCTGCGATTGCAGCTTGCAAGGACCAATATTTCGCACCACGCGCCGTGGTGTCGGCTTGTCCAGAAACTTGAACATCCGTTGCATCATTGGCGAAACGGCCGGACAGCGCCGCGAGGAATTTCGCACCACGTTCACCGGCCGCACCACCAGTGACATCAACGTCGGTGTTGGAATTGGCATATCGACCGGAAAGCTGCGCATATTGCAGCGAAGACAATATGCCGGGATAGTTGGTGTTATCGACCGGGCCGGAAGCGAGCGACGCCCAATTACGAGAGAGATCGAGCAACGGTTGAACCACCGCAGCAACCGCATTATAAAAATCAACATCCGTCACCCATGCCGTGCCAGCACTATTGCGAATGTAATTTTTATTGTTTGCGGGCGTCGAGTCGAACGTAACACGTGCTTGCGTGCCCGGCGCGCGCGTCGTGTCAGCGTCCATCAACGCTTTCGTTGTATAGAGCACAACACCGTTCATTGCGGATAGCGCTATCGAATACAATTCACCAAACGCAGTGTAAACACCTTCACGCGATGGTTTGAAAGCGGCAACAGGTGGATTACCAAACAACGCATCACGGATTGTGTCGAGTGCGGACATGATGAAACCCCTTTAGGTAAAACTATCGGCGGTATAGAATAATCAGTTACACTACGTCAAATGATAAACCAAGACGTTCCATTACTTTGAAATGTTAAACTTGCCCATTGCGTCGAAAGTACATTGGTCGTTGCGCCATCGATCAATTCGGACGCATTGGGATCGATGGTCACCGTATTGACGCTCGCATCGATTTTCTTCACGGTGATGATTTGTCCAACCGTCGATGCTGCGGCTGGTAAGTTGGTTACAATGGCTGCGGAGGTGGCGTCCGCTAAGATCGTCTTGTCACCAATGACCAATGTCGTGGTCGCAGTGATGGTGCGAATTTTGTTCGCCAATGCTAATACCGCCGCTTCTAATGCGGTGATCGCCGCTTGTTGATCACTCACGACTTGGTCGCTAGGAGCCGAATAAGCATCAGCATCGGTAGTTACCGGATCATACTCGGCACCAACGACGTTATCAAGACGTATCATGTTACGATCCCTTGAACCGGCCCGGTTGGTGCCGCCGCGACATTGTTGGTGTCATAAGACACGTTCCAATAATAATAGGTACCAGCGGTTAACGCTGTATCGGTGAAGCCTTGATATTGCCCTAGCGCACCCGCGAGCGCGCTACCGACTTGTGTTGCTGAACCAAACGTAGTGGACGTGCCTCGAAACGTCTTGGTGTATCCAAACGTGGCGCTGACAGAATTGCGCCACGAAATACTACATTGACCGACACCACCCGTTACGGTCAAATTGGTCGATGGTGCGAACGTTGTGGTGTTTATCGTGGTTACTGGCACGGACCAAGCGGATGGGCGGCCCGATGACGTAATGCTGCGCCAGCGCACACTATATGACACGTTGATCGCGATGGCATCGCTATAGGCGAAGTTCAACACCGGATCGACCACCATGGATGACCATTTGTCACCGGCGATTGCAGCGGTATCGATGTATTGGAATTCATAGCGAACGTCATCACGTCCAATCGGCGTGAAATTCGCTTCGATCCGCCCATTGGTCACCGCAACGGTCACCGCACTTGGTAGTGATGGTGTTACGGTGGTTGATGCGTCGGTGAACACCGGTTTCACCTTCTCTTCGCCAAGCAATAGATCGAACCGATCAGCGTCAATCGGGACTAGGCCGAATTGGCAAAACACGCCAGCATCATTCACTTCCACCGGTGTATAAATTTCATAATCACCGGCAAAGGTATTGTCATAGACGAGATTGATCACGCGTTCTTGCCGGGCTTGCAATCCACGCAGGCCCGTGGTCGGTGCCAGCTTGTGCAGCGGTTGCGAACGCATCCCCATTGCTTTCGCAACGCGCATTGCCTGATTGTGATTATCGATGGTCGGAACATCGACGGTCAAGAATTGCGCAGCTTGACCCGATACATAATAGAGCGGGTTATACCACGGTGCAGCCGGTTGAAGAATGTATTTCGCATCCGGTTCCATATAGCGCAGAATGACGCCTTGCGTCTCGCTTTCACCATTCTGCGCTTCCAAACTCTCCATCGCGATGATGTCACGATTGCGTGAAAGGACCAGTGATGGTGCGTAATATTTGCCCGCTCGACACCATGACTTACCATCGCCATCGAACACTAATTGCGCATCCATCGACATTAGGATTTGCTGTTCGCAAACGGATCGTTCAATGTCTTCCGGGAACGATCCGCTACATGTATATCGCGGTTGCGTTCCGCTGATCCCGGTCACGACTTCATCGCAAACATTGGCTTGCTCAGCAACACGCGTCCAATTGATGCTCGCATTGGTCTTATTGCGCCCGAATGGATGCGTTCGGAACCATGCCCAAATCAACGCAGCGTTGCGGGTGAATTTATATGTTGATTTAACGCCAAGCGTCTGCGTTACATCGCGCGGATCATAGGCAAGCGCCCATTCTGCCAAAAGGCTAATGGACGGTTCACCAAGCCCTAATGCACCACGCCATTTGTAAACCTTGTATCGATCCTCCACTTTGATCGCTTTGCCGCGAATAACGCTATAGGTGGTCCCGACTAGTTTGTGATCGGTCGTCCATTTGGTCGGAAATGCTGCGATCAACGCAGCGATGCCGGGTGGTGTTGGATTGGTTGCAGTGTAAGTGGTCGTCCAAATCTGGAAATAGGAAACACGAGTGCCTGAACCGGTGTAACTCTCGTTCTTGTCATTCAAGCAAAATTCATTGGTGATCACATTGCCGGAACCGTCCATGGTCACTTCGATATCGTCAAGAAACACCTTCAACCGATTGTTCATTTGACTATCAGTGTGAACAATCAGGTACCAAAGATTTCCAGCGCTATCGAATTCCGCAAATAGGACGCCTCCGCCTTGTCGTGCAATCCCGGCATTTAACCAACGGATCGGTTCAGCAAGACGCACGTTGACCTTGCCCGCCTCAACGGACGTGCCTTTGTTCCCTTGGATCAATTGCATGATCCCTTGCGCGATCAATGATAGACCGACCGGGATCAAATACAGCGATAAACCACCGGTGAACGGTGCGGCAACGATCGCTACCACAACAATGACGATCCCGGTGATGATCTTCACGACTGCCGACATTATGGAACTTTCCAGCTTTGAACGATTGTCACCAAACGCATATCGACTTCAATCACGCCGCGTTCCAATCGTGCTGCGATCATATCGCCGGTGCATATCGCGCCGACTTCGAATTCACCGGTAAACAGGCATACCACGTCACCACGCGCCGGGCCGTCCGTATGTGCCAGCCCGGTCAGGTTTATGAGGCCGCAGACACCGCCGCAGGCCGCCACGTGTGCCAGCGCGCCCGCTTCATCGTCATAGGTGCCCCGGAACCGCCCGGTAACGTCTAGGACGTCGCGCGAGGCGAGATAGTCACCGATCGAAAGCATGCAGTCGCTATCGCCGTATTGGAACGGCGTGGATCGCCATAATTTCAACGTGGCATCGACATGATCGGTCATGGTATCTGATACGTCCGGTTCGCGAGCAGCCCAAGAAATTCGGAACCACGATCAAGCGTGACGCCAAGTTGCCGGGCACGTTCTTTTTGAATGGTATCGGCATAAGTGCCGCGCGGCGTATTCGATCGACCAAAATTATTATCTTTGGCCGTGACACTGACTGAATATTTTTTGATCAACGTGCCGTTGCTGTCAACGTCCACCTTTTCGGAAAATTGAGGGCTGAACATCGTGAAATCTTTGAAGAACGAAAGCGGCGTTTGCGGACGCAGCGCTTCGCCTTGATTGAAGATCGCGAGATAGCATGTCAAACCGCGCCCGGCGACACGCCACTGATTGGCCTTCAATTCCTCATATAGTTGAAACGCCGGTTCACCGGGCAAATCAACAATGGGTATCGACATATTGTAGATCGGCGATGATCCATCACGACCATCTTGCATCGGCGGTGTCTTGTGATAGTCGCTCCCGTTCGCATCGATCGTGCCCAACCACTCACGACCATCGCTTGTGAACAACCGCCCTTGGCCTTGCCATAGGTAAACCGGTTCGTCGGTGAAGTCATAGAACCAACACCGACGAACGACGGCGCGAATATCCATCACGTCCGTTTGCATGCCGAGATAATCGTTCAGGACGGAGTAAAAGTCACTCATAGTATCACTTCATTGAATTTGATGCGACCAAGCTGAATGTAACCGACGTTTTCGGCGTCATACGTCGTTCGCATTTCATCACCATTCGAAATGGTGCCGAGAAAGAATGGACGCATCAATGCTAGATCATTGATCGCCACGTTCTTACGAAAAGGTGGATTGACAACCACCGTCGCCATATTGTTGGTATTATTGTAACTGATATCGTCCACGATATAGCAATTATCACCATGACCAATGACATGACCATGTTGCAAGATTTGCCCTAAGAACGACATATCGATTTGAACGGTGTTTGAACCTTGAAACGCAACGCTTTTAAATTGCGCCACGACATCACCCTCCCAATTCTCTTGATTGGACCATGGGCTATCGGGATAGATACCACTCGCGCCCCATGGTACACCACCGCTGATACGTGTCGCGATTTGCGGCGTTGGTGCCAAGCGAATGCGAAAGATATCACCATTGATCTTTGACATAAGCCAACTTGACACGGGATATTGCCATTCGCCGACTTGGAGTGATGGTTGAAGTTCCAATGACGCACGACCGCCCGGTTCGGGCGAGATCATGCGAACACCGCCAACTGTCATGCCTGCTTCGAACGCAGCACCGGACGCGGCGAAAAGTTGTTTACTGATCGGAAACGACGGAAACGACCAAACTTTAGGATTGATCGTCATACTCTTGCCCCATCACGCTGATATTCTTGAATGATACGTGGAATGTCTCGTGAAAGCTGTGCTTTCGTTTGTTCTGCGGACGATCGTTGCAGCGCGACGATATCGGCGGAACTGACTGCGCCGGTCACTCGATTGTCATTCTGAATGGTCACCGGCGCGTTGATGATCGTCCCGCCACCATTGGCACCATGCATTTGGACGCCTAGTGCTCCGTCGCTACCGCGCTTCAACGGAACGATCGCTTCCGGCCCGGCTTCACCCATGACACCAAGCGCACCGCCGCTCGCGAACATGGTTGGTTTATCGACTACGCTATTCGTGAACGTGCCACCTTTGGCAAATAACTGAACACCGCTGCTACTGAACACACCGCCATCGGAAAAACCACCGATAGCACTGAAGATCGCATTGATCGCAGCATCAATCGCTTTGTCCAAAAGTTTATCGATGATCTTGTTGAGCGCATTCACCGCCGCGTCGGCGAAGCTTTGCCAAAGCGTTTTGCCTTGCTGCAAACCGGAAACGATATCCTTGAAGAACCCCTTCGCCGTATCCTTCGCGAAATCGAGCGCTTCGCGAGTTTTACGGATGGCGTTTTCAACGTCCGCTTGTTCCTTCGAAACCTGACTAATCGCAGCAAGATCGGCAGGCGTAAGATCGATGTTCTTTTGACGCGCTTGCGCCAACAATTCATTTTCAATACGCAACCGCGTGACTTCATCGGCGTTAAGACCGATCTGCGCTTTTTCAGCCTGCAACGCCACCATGCGCTCTTCGGAACCTTTGGCAACATCATTCATAAACTGATCATGCGCATTGGCCTGCGATTGATCAGCGAATTGATTTGCCTTACCTTCGAATTGCGAGCGCATCGCAGCATCAACCGTCAAACCTTTTGCCTTGGCTTCGTTTAACAGCTTTTGCATTTCTGTTTGATAGGCAAGTTGACGACCAACCAACCCGATCATTTCAGCTTGTGACCGCAGCCCGGCAATATCAGCATCAGCACCTTTGAGAATTGCCTTCAATGCAATCGCCTCATCCGCCGCAGTCTTTGCCTTGCCATATGCCGCAGCAAGTTCATCGATCTTGGTACGCATAGCATCGGTTAGCGTGATCCCCTTCGATTGTGCTTCATTTAGCAGCTTGGTCTTTTGCTCCAATGTCGCCGCAGCTTCGGCGCTCAATTGGACGGCATCGGCGCGTGCCTTTTGAACCGCGATATCGTTTTGCGCACCGGTCACGATATCTTCAAATTTAGCGGCATCAGTCTTTGGCCCTTTTGGCGTCTTAGGCTCTTTGCCAGCCGGTCCGACCGCCGTTAGAACACGCTGTTGCGCGATCTTTTTGGCATTGGCTTCCCAACGCGCACCGAAGCGATCAATAGCATCACCAGCCGCGTTATAACCTTGCACGAACGCCTTTGCCCCGGTTGCCGTCGTCTTGGCAGCGGCACCGGCGAACGGATTATCGAAGTGACCGAAGTCGGCGTTCTTGAAGTGACCACCGAGACTATTCAATCCTTCGATGATTTTATTGATCAACCAACTGATACCCTTCGCCGCTTCCTTGACACCTTCATAAATGGCATAAGGAATGATCACAATTAGCTTGTACCAATTATCTTTGATGTAATTGACACCTTCCGCCGCTTTATCGACCAACCACACCAACGCATCATGCGCGAAATTGACAGCCTTGGACCATAGGCGCGAAAAGAAAGCCGGGATCGCATTGAAGAACGCTTCAATTTGCGCCGGGACGTTCTGCACCCAAACGATCAACGCATTAAAACTGTCAATACCGAAGTTTGCAGCTTGAATGAGTAGATCGCCGATCGCAGCGGGGAAGTTCTGCCATGTCGCTAAGATGGCATTGACACCACCGGCAAAGATACCGACCGACATTTTCACCCATGCGATGCCATTTTCGGTCAGCCAATCAAGCGTTGCTTTCCAACCATCGCGAAGCCCCTTGAAGGTATCGCTACCACCGATATACTCACCGATGGTTTTGAAGAACGCTTTGAAAGTATCACCGCCCGTAACCTCGACATTGATTTTCTTATCTTTGAGACGATCAAGATGGTCGCGCAACTTTTCAGCTTGATTGGTTGACAAATCCATTGATTTCGTCACGTCACCAACATCATTGGTGATCTTGCGACTTGCAAGACCGAACGCAGCCGCCACAACGCCGATCACCACACCGATCCCAATGATAAACGGCAGCAATGGAGCTAATGCGGTCCAAATGGCAACGCCTGCCGCCCGGAATACTGCGCCAATGGTGGCACCGGTTTGCGTGGCGCGATTTTGCAAGATGTCCAACAACTGCGGGCCTTGCTGAATAGCGATCATGAACGGTGACATGCCCATTGCCGCCGTCACACCGATATCGGCAAGTTGGCGAGTAGCGTTCAAACCATCCTGACCGGTAAACCTAATAGCTTGCCCGGCTTTACGAGCACCAGTTGCAACCATGTCCAAATGGTTGCGATATGCGATCATATGCGCATCAAGTTGTTGCGTACCGGTGCCTGCGGACATCGCATCGACCTTCATTTGACGAAGGTTTGCACGATAGGCGATCATATGCGCATCAAGTTGTTCGAACTGCGCACCGGTAGCGGCTGCGGCTGCGGCGGTGCCATTCAACGCGCCGGTGGCCATACTGGACGCACTGGCAACGCCCGTTGTTGCGGTTTGCGCACCATTGGCAGCGGTGGTGACACCATTGAGCGTCACACTGACTTTATTGACGGCAGTTGAAAGGACACCTTGTGCGGCTGCGGTAGTTGTTGCCGACCGACCGCTCTTATCGAGCACACTCGACATTTTTTCAACTGCCGACGAAAGACCATTTGCCGCCGCCATCAATTTATCTGCGGATGCATCGACTTTCGCAAGTGTTGCGGATAGTTTCGCCGATGATTTATCAGCGCGTTCGGCAGCGGGCACCAACGCATCAAGCGATGCTTTACCATCTTTAAGACCACCAGTGTCTACGGCAAAACCGAGTTGGGCAATATCCATATGATCTAGCGCCCCTTACGCCCGCCACGACTATTCCTATCGGCTTCCGCTTGCGCTTTCGCGCGTTCACGTTCGCGATAGTCGGCAAGCTCGTTGTTCATTTCGGTGCAGTAGGCACCGTCCATGGCACGCAGGATAGCATATTCGTGCGCATAGACAATATTCCCCGTAGCGTGTCGCCACGCCATATATTCGCTAGGCGGAAAAGGTTCGCAGACGCCATCACGGATGCGTCGGATGCTATCGGTTAAGTCGAAATACCATTCCCAAAGGTATTGTCCCGATTGAGGCACAATCAGGGGCGGCGCTGGTTCTCCAAACTGATCGTTGCGTTCGCGCCGGGTTTGCCCCTTTTCATCGGGTGTCAAATACCGGACGCGAACGCGGATCGCCTCGATTAGATCGGCTTGGAGGTCGCGAAAAAAGCCTTCGTATCGCCGACCGCTTCATTCACCTGATCGGAAAACCATGGCAACTTCGTCAATACTTCGACTACGTTGCGGCGGTTGAATTCGGGTTTATCGTTGCCGTCGAATGATGGCATTGCGTCGGCGTCATAACCCTTGTCGCCGGTCTTACCGGTCGGGTTGTACCACTCCCAAAGGGTCATTGCGGTGAAGAGAATGTTATTCCTGTTCTCTTCGATTTCTTCAGCCTTGAAGACTTTCCCGCGTTGTTCCAAACGCAAGCGTTCGTCGGTGATCCGACGCTTGACTTTCTGCATACGTTCATCATCGATGGACATGAGCGTGACCCGCACGCCGATGTTTTCGGCAGTTGCGGGATTGGTGATTTCGATGATGCGATCACCGCTCTTAATTAGTGTAAGATCAGCCATTTGGTCATTCCCTGAAAAAAGAAAGGGCGGCAACAATGTGCCGCCCTTCCAAACTTGTCAACCCGGTCAAAATCCCGATTAGTCGCCGTTGTCCGGTTCTTCCGGCCCGATGACGAACACTGCGCCGTCACCATGCGTCGGCCAAAAATCGACCACCTTGGGGCCGTCATGATCGCGACCGCTCACGATCACCGGTTGTTCATTGCCGCGCTTCACGGGAATCTTATAATTCCCATTAACGCTTACGGTCACCTTGGTCGTCATGAAGTCATTCCTTCCTTGTGAAAATCCCGATCAGGTGACCGCGACAGTCGGTGCCGAAGTGCCCTTGGCCGAACCGGCAAGGTTAGTCCCGGTGACTTCCACCGTCATGACCTTGCCGACCTGCGTAGACGTAAGAACGAACGTGCTGTTGGTCGCACCGGCAATCGGCACACCACCCGCGAACCACTGATAGGAACGCACAATCGTCGCATCGCCGGTGAACGTTGCGGTGCTGGACGTGAGGACGCTGGTGACGGTTGCGGTGCCGGTGATGGTCGGTGCGACGGTCAGAACGGGCGGGTTGCCTGCGCTCACCGGATTGACGGTGATTTGACGCTGTTGCAGCGCGAGCGTGAAGACTTCGAGGTCAAAATCTTCGTTCCGCCCCATCGGTTCTTTCGGCCCGGCGACAAGCCCGCGATTGTAGCGGATCGTGCCGGTTGCGCCGCCCGGCACGGCATCGTTCTTGACGATCTTGAATGCGTAGCTGAAATTGGTCAATGCGATGGCTTGCATGATGATCTGACCGGCATCGAGCGGATCACGCGCCAACTCGATTTCCGGCGATCCGGCGTCGGTCATGCCCTTCGCCTTTTGCACGACATCGGTATCCCACGTATCATAGGTCAGAATGTTCGTGGAATTGCCGACTTCGCCGTGTGAGCCGACACCCTTCACCTGAACCCATGTCAGGGCTTCATAGCCCGCTTGGACGAGATCGGTTTGCTGCGGCGTGGCACAGACAAACAGCTTGCCGCCCGAATTGGTGTTGAAGAACGCGCCGGGGAACACCGGGGCGAGTGCCGAAGCGAGGAACAAATGGCGCATGGTGTAACCCTTCCTAGAGCCTGTAAGACTGATAGCGAAGGCTAGCGGGATAGAGCGTTTCCGCCCCATTTTCCAGCACTCCACCAAGCTTGGGCGTCTCATAAATTTGAACGTTTTGCAAGGCCCTATCTTTGGTGAAATAACCCGCGATCGATTTCAGCACTGCTAACGGCGGATACACACCTTCATCGTCGTTCGGCCAATGAAGAACCATGCGGAACATGCCGCGATAATTCTGTTCATCGCCCCAAAAATCATTCGTGTTATTCGGAATGAACACTAATTCAAGCCATTGTTGTTCATTTGGTGGTGTCCATGATCGACCGAGATATTTCACCGGTAAAGTTGGCATGGTGGATGCAGCAACGGCTGCGGTGATGCCGTCTTGAAGCACGGCTATGACGGCGCTATCATCAATGATACTCATTTTTTAATCCGTTGCCTGATTGTGTCGGTGTTGAATGCGACGATCCGTGACCAATTCATCAATGCGCCTTCGAGAAAGCCGTCATATAATTCACGATATTTCGCGTAATTCGCGGTCCACCCAAAGAAGAATGTTGCGCCCATTTTCAATTCGCCCAAGCGAAGTTCAACGCTTTGGTCAATCGGCGCGTTGCCATCATCGATTGAATGGCGCGTTGCTTCATTCGGTTTCATGCTCGGTCCGGTTGGCAATCCGGTCAATGATGCCTGTCCCGATGCACGCAGGAAACCGGTATCGACGCGCATACGTCCACCTTTGCCGGTCGGTGTTTGTGCGTTGTCGATTACGTCGCTGACTGATTGGCGCATCAATGCGATCATGCGCTTTTCGGACGTGGCAACGAAATCCTCGATATCCGCCGCTATCGATTTGTAAGCGCGTTCCCGCCCTTTGTATCGTTGCCCCATGATCGTCGCCTTGGTCAAAATTTCACAT